TCTGGACGTTTTGCAGAACCGCCAGGTGGCGCAAAACGGCGATTCTCCATAGATAGCCCTAACGGGTCAGCAAGCGAAGCTTGCAACCTTGAACCACCTTCGGTGGTTCTGAGGCTATCGACGGAGAATGTAATAATATTATCTTCTAGAGATGATTTCGATGAAAGATCACGTATGGTTCTCGTTTTTTCCACCAATTGCTTTTGTAACATTGCCGTAGAACTATTAAATTCCTCACATTTTTGTGACAGTTGTTGAATATGTTGTTGTTGTTGTTGGATAAGTTCAACCACTTGATGATTGTTCAAGGCGGTAGGGGGTTGACCGGGTTGTTGTAACATAATTTGTCCACCACCTTGCATTTTCGCCATCTCGTCTTTGACCATCTGATCACGTTTTGCTTCGATTTCTTTGATTTGTAAAAGGACATCAGGTTTCATTTTAGGGTCACCAGGTTCATAGTTCTCCAAAAGTCCGTCGATATCCTTCATAAAAAAGTCATAAATCTTCTTCTCAGAGGGTTTACGTATAAACATTTCTACAGTTTTATCGCATTCTCTGAAAAAATCCGGGTGAGGATTGTCCAACATTTTACGCTTATCAAATGTATTATGGTTATGTGAAAATACTAATATTGATTTCATAGGATCAAGTTGAACAAACGGAATCGTATAATCTTTTAAGAATGCACGTTCTTCAGCGACAGCGGCTGATTCTTCATATTGAGTTATTTTTAATAAGTCAGTGCGAAATGCAAATGTTCCTGCGGTAGCGTGATTCGGATTATAAGGTCCACATTTATACATTTTTTGGATATGTTTAAAATATATATAAATTTCGCTCGAACCTGCTGCAAGTGCTTTAGGATTAGCTTGTAATTTTTCCACAGCGTCTTCAATGCGTTCGGGAGGATAATAATCGTCATCGTCCATATAAACGATAATAGTTCCCCGTACAAACTTGTGCATATAGTTACGTTTGGCACCTAGCGACATTTTATCATTTACTTCAAAATAACGTATTTGAGGTATATTTGAAGTCTCAACCATATCTTTTATTTTATCAGTGCCATCGTCGACAATGATCCACTCAATAAGGTGCTTAGGATAGGTTTGGTTACGGAAACATTCAAACATATTCTCAATAAAGGGGCGACGATTAAATGTAGGAGTACATACTGAGATAAATGGTAATTGAGGTTTTTTTTTAGGTGGCGCCATTTTTCTTTTATTTGATAGATATAAATTGTTTTAAATGGTTTTAACGTATATGAACTTTTGCAGGGCAGGGGAACCGTAGGTTCCCTGCTATAGTTGACCAATAGAATTCTGTTGTTGGTTTCTAAAATAAGAAATAGCAACTGATAGTGGTACAAAAGCACTATTATGTTTATTAAAAAAGGCTTCATATTCAGCTAAAGCCGAATCATTATGATAAAATCGATTCGGAACAATTTGAGCACTATATTTTAATAGCATATCTCCATAATCAGGGTTATCTGGTGGTTTTATAGGACTGTTAAGTGACAAAGCGCCTGATAAAAAGTCATTATCAGGGTTAGCAACCACCATAGTTTTTACGTTAGTAGTTTTATTATCGTCTTTTATTTGAATCGTATTGGTAGGTGACATATATTTATATAATAGGGAATTCATATCTTCACTACCTTGTTCAATATTCGTATAATTTTTTAGATCATAACAATTATCTACATTCGCTCCACAAGACGTATGGTTTTTATAATTAGGAAAAATCGTTTTATCAATAGAAAGTATGATTTTACCCCTTAGTAGATAAAATGGGGTATTTTTGGTTACTTTTAATGCTTTTCGAATACTTTTATTCGTTTTTTTATTTGTAATTAACGGTGTCGAATTAGGGTCCACATAAATTTTGTCTTTGATCGTATGATCGATCGATGCGGCCACAGCTTCATAAATGTCTGGATCGTTGGATTTAATTCGTAAATTGATGAAAAGGGGGTCTTGATAGTTCGGACAAGGGGCTGAAAATGCGTTAGCAACTGCAGTGGTTAGGATATTATCTAATAAAACCGTATTTTCGGTGGTTAATAATGCGAAATAGGGATCTACAGAGGCAGCAACCACAGGTTTAAAAGTTGGATTTGGTGCGGTTGTACCTGATTTCGATTTATCATTTTTATCCTTATCCGTATCCTGTAAATAAAATACTTCAAAATCTAAGAATCGAACCCCGCGATTGATAACATACTGTAACATATCTGTACTAATATAATTTCCACTATTCGCACTATTATAGGATGCTTTAATACAGAATTCTTTCAACGGTAGTTTTGAATTATCCTTATTCACATTTTGAATTGTAATTTGGCTACTATTTTCCATTTTGCATAATTCATTGTCTTTTGCGGAAGATGTTATACTAGAAATAATAGTGTTGCTACCAGTACATATTGCCGATTGGCCGCTGACAAAACCCTCACTATTTATGCTAATACGAATAATGATTAATTGCCACATAATAAGAATAAAAAGAATAAGTGTAACAAATATCAATAATTTTTTAATAAGGGACATATAACTATATATTCTATAGATAAAGTTATATGTAATTTTTTTATATTATATGGTTATATAAAGGGCAAAATGCCGGGAGGTTTACTAAACATAATATCAGTAGGAAATAACAATATATTTTTAACAGGTAATCCTAGTAAAACATTTTTTAAAACAACCTATGCAAAATATAGCAATTTCGGTTTGCAAAAATTTCGCATAGATTATGACGGTTTAAGAGAACTCAGATTAACAGATGATTCCGTTTTTACGTTTAAAATACCACGTTATGCCGAATTATTGATGGATACATATTTGGTAGTAAATTTGCCGAACATTTGGAGTCCAGTGTATCATCCTTGTCAAGAAACAAATTATAACTGGGTGCCTTATGAGTTCAAATGGATACAAAAATTAGGAATAAATATGGTCAAGGAAATCACGATCACTTGCGGTTCTCTGACTTTACAAAAATATACAGGGAAGTATTTGGATGCAATGGTAGAACGGGATTTTTCTCAAGAGAAGAAGGAATTATTCAATAAAATGACTGGTAATGTGAATGAACTGAATGACCCAGGAAATGCATACAATCGTTTTGATGTTTATCCGAATGCGACGTGGGATACAACAGGTATAGGTGCAGAACCTTCTATACGTGGACGTACCCTTTATATACCTATCAATACTTGGTTTACACTAAATGCAAACTGTGCTTTTCCACTAATATCTTTACAATATAATGAATTAGTAGTTACTGTAACAATGCGACCTATACAAGAATTATTTACTGTTCGTGATGTATTTGATAATCAATATGATAATCCTTATATTCAACCAGATTTTACTCGTCCTCAATTTCAGATGTATCGTTATTTACAAACACCTCCTGCACTAGATGTTTCTCCTATCAATTATGCAACAACTATACATACTTGGAATGCTGACGTACATTTATTATCAACTTATTGTTTTTTATCAAAGGATGAAGCAGCGCGTTTTGCTATGGAAGATCAACTTTATTTAGTGAAAGACGTATTTGACTATACATTTTATAACATAACTGGTACATCAAAACAGCGTATTTATTCGAATGGAATGGTAGCAAATTGGATGTGGTATTTACAACGTGACGATGCATATTTACGAAACGAATGGACCAACTATACGAATTGGCCTTACGACTTTTTGCCAACAAATATTACTTTAGCTACTATGAATGATCCCGGAATAATGATAAAAAATTTTAATAATTCGGGTAGGGATGTTAGTTTTAGTTTGGCAGTAAGTCCGAATGGAGAACTAACCACAGGATTTAATGTAACAGGATCATTCCATCCAGAAAACCAAAAGGAGATTTTGAATACTATGGCGATTGTCTTTAACGGAGAATATCGCGAAAATGTTCTCGAAAGTGGAATTTATAATTATGTGGAAAAGTATACGAGAACGAAGGGTTCAGCAGTAGAAGGATTGTATTGTTATAATTTTGGACTGAATACGAGTCCATTTGAAACACAACCATCGGGAGCAATAAATATGAGTAATTTTAAAACGATTGAATTGGAGATTTCTACATACAAACCACCATTTGATTTATCGAATTCAAGTTTCGATGTAATATGCGATGTTTGTGGAAATCCTTTAGGTGTTAGGAAAACGAATTTTAAACTGTACAATTACAATTATAATATGTATTTATTTGAAGAACGATATAATATATTAACATTTATAGGTGGTAATTGTGGTATGATGTATTCACGTTAGAATCCGTAGGAAATTCGATAATAAATAATCGTATATAATATAAATATATACGATTATGGAAGATAATTTTCAAACATTAAATATAAAGTATAAAATAAAAAAAATAAAAAATAAGAAGCGTAATATACAGAATATTGAACCATTCGAGACATTAAGTAATATATCATTCTCCGTCGATAGCCCTAATGGGCTATCTATGGAGAATCGCCGTTTTGCGCCACCTGGCGGTTCTGCAAAACGTCCACCTTCATCATCCAATGACAATCATCTTCGAGGATTATCTAAGGATGATGAGAGCGGAGTTTATGGAACACACGGTGCAGCGGAGCCGCATAATAATAAAGAGGATAAAAAGGAAGGAATGCAGACTATTAATGATAACGATTATGAAGGCCTAGATGATGTGATTAGTCTAGGAGAAGAAGAAGGTATCATAGCTCATGCATTAACCGACTTTATTAACCGAATTTATATAGGTTTAATTACATTCAATTGTTTGATAGCATTTTCCATTGCGAATAGTACTAGAAAAACTGCAAACTGTGGGGGTGATGTTCCGTATACTGAAGAATATACGGACTCAAAAACAGGTCGAACAAAGAAAAGGGCAGTTATAGATATCGACTATATAACTTCTATCATAGAAATAGATTATGGAACAGTTAAATACGGTCAAGTAGTAAATACGGAACCTATTACTGGTGGAAATGAAAATTTAGATCCGGGATTGATAAGTGATGCAAATGCGGTTTATAGGTACGTATGTCTTTTTGAAGCGGTTATTGCTACATTTTCATTTACCTATATTTGGTTTTACATTATATTTTACTCTTATTCGAATGGGATGCAGAATGATACTTTTTTTAATATGTTAAATCGTGAAAAATTGCGAAAAAGTGAGAATGTTATTGTAAAAATACTATTTTTCATTTTCGAATTTGGAATTGCAGTTTTTGAAGATGTAAGATGGGCAGTTGAAAAGAAATTTCCAGAATATGCACTAATGTTGAATCGCCCTTTTTGTTTTTTGGTATTGTTTTTGATTATTCTTGACATAAATCATAGATATTTATCATATTTGAAAGATTTATTAATCGATATAATTCATATAAATTACAAGAATTTCTTTGTTATTATTCTATATTTGATTGTTATTTATGAGTTTGTAAATTTTTGGGTTGTTGGAAATATAGAGGATGCTAAAAAAGCTAATTCTGAAAATCCTCTTGTTCAAACAACTTTTTTAATGAGTCTTGCTGCAAAAGTAATTCCATTACAAATAAATCCATATATGGCAATACCTATTGCTATTTATAAAGTAATAAAAGAATTATTTCGTTTAATTATAGCATTTGTGGTTTCTGTTCCTTTTGGAGCAGTATTATGTGTTTTCTATTTTTTGTATTTATCTATAATTTTTCCGTTTTTTAAGGTTTTTAAAAACGATTTTATTAATGATATTTATAGTTATATTCGTGGTGACGGTGCTTTCTCTGACAAGGATCCGTGCAACATACCAATGGGGTTTTGGGAAAATTTGGGCGATAATATACAAAATTCTTTTTCTTACTCTTGTATGACTATTTTTAATATTTTACCTTTTTTAGTTCCAATAATATTTTCGGCGTATTATATTCGCATTCATTTGATAGATGAAATGGATTGTTCGGGAACAAAATTATTTTTGCAATTTTTTACTTTTTTGATACTTGCAATAGGAATACTAGGACTAGTGTGGTATTTTAGTTGGATAGTAAAAGCTTTATTAGGGGTAGGTCTTACTGTATTTACTATATTAGTAGCACCTCCTATTGCTGCTATGGCTATACCTTTATTATTTGTGTCATACTTAATTAAATTTATATATGCTATTTTAACATTAATTGCAATAATTTTGTTTATAAGTTTTTGGGGAATCATTATCAAATATTTTGTAGATAAAGGTAATGAAGCTAAAAAAAAAACCGAAGAAGGAGTGAGTAAACTCCAATAAAAAGCTAGTTCCAATACACCGAGTACATAATTTTATACATATAATATAATAGTATATGCATAAATCCAAAACTAGAAAACATCGACACAATAAAGTAAAATATGGTTCGAAAATTTGCAATGAAAGTATGACATTTCAAGAATGTGAATTAGCCATTTTAAGAAATGCGGTAGATGAATCGGACGAATTAAGAGGTCGAAAAGTTAGTAATAACGAAGATGTTCAACGTATGCTTAAAATAGTAGAAGAATTCATTATCGAAAAGAAATTGATGTTATATGGAGGTACAGCTATTAACAATATTTTACCAAAATACGCGCAATTTTATAACCGTGATATTGAAGTTCCCGATTACGATTTTTATTCTCCGGATGCACTAACCCACGCCAAAGAATTAGCGGATATATTTTATAAAGAAGGATACATAGAAGTTGAAGCCAAGGCGGGGATGCATATGGGAACATTCAAAGTGTTTGTTAATTTTATTCCTATTGCGGATATTACCCAAATGCACGAGCAATTATACAAGGCATTGATAAAAGACGCTATCATTATTTCACAAATTCATTATACCCCACCGAATTATTTACGTATGTCTATGTATTTAGAATTATCGCGTCCAAATGGCGATGTTTCTAGATGGGAAAAGATTTTTAAAAGGTTATCATTGTTAAATGAACATTATCCTCTCGTAGTAGATAAGGACTGTTCCGCCATAAACTTTCATAAAGATGTAGGTAGAGAAAATGAAGGTTTTGAAAAGCCGACAGGCGGTTCAAAACCTAGATCATCCTTAGATAATCCTCTTCGAGGATTATCGGCGGATGATGAAGAACTTTATATTGAAACCCGGGAATGTTTTATAAATCAAGGCGTGGTATTTTTTGGAGGTTATGCGTCTAGTTTATATGCGAGATATATGCCAAAAGAAAAACAAATATTATTACGTAAATACCCAGATTTCGATGTTCTCTCTGACGAACCTGATAAATGCGCAATTATATTGAAAGAGCATTTAGTCCGGTTAAAATTTAAAAAGATAAAGATAATAAAACACGATGAAATTGGTGAAATTATACCATATCATATAGAGATAAGGGTTGATAATAAGACAATTGCATTTATTTATAAACCGATTGCGTGTCATAGTTATAATAAAATTTATATCAAAAATAAGGAAATAAATATAGCGACTATTGATACAATTTTGACATTTTATTTGAGTTTTTGGTATGCTAATTTGGAATATTACAATAAAGATAGACTATTATGTATGGCGAAATTTTTATTTCAATTGGAGGAGCATAATAGATTAGCACAAAAGGGTCTTTTAAAAAGGTTTTCCATCAATTGTTACGGAAAACAGATGACTTTAGAAGATGTACGTTCTCAAAAGGCTGAAAAATACCGCGAGTTGGTAATAAATAGAAAAAGCAAAGAATACGAGATGTGGTTTTTAAAGTATTCACCACATAACAAAAAAGGTAAAAAAGAGATAACCAATGAGGATATAAAGAAAAGTATGGAAACAATAGAAAAAAGAGAAGAAGAAGAGGAAGAGGAAGAGGAAGAAAGCCCTGTGAAACGTGAAAGAAATTTTATTGAACGATTTATAGGTTCTCCTAAGAAGCATAAAAAACAACCACATTCATCTTCCAAAAATGCATTATTCAATTTGTTTCGTAGAGGTTCTGCCACAAGAAAGAATAGATCGAGTGAATTTTTGTTCTAATGCAGGGGAACCGTAGGTTTCCCTGCTCCCCTGCTTAAATGATTTAGAGATAAATTATGTTACTGTATTATAGTATGGAAATAATTAATGAGGAAAATAATAATAAGTGTTTTTTTTCTTGTGCAAAATGTAAATACAACACAAAACAAGAAAAAAATTACGAAAAACATCTATTAAGTGCGAAACATAGGAAAAACTGTGTTGAAGATCTAGATGGTTTAAAGGATCTTTTTGAAAAGGAGTGTAAAAAATCGGATGATTTGCAAAAAGAATTGGATGATTTAAAGAGCAAAAATAGTATGCTTATTACAAAATTGTTAGATTTAACGGAGAAACATTATAATTTACAAAATGATAAAAGTAAAGTTACAAATACTGTTACTAACAATACGGTTAATAATAATCAAACGTATAATATTAATATTTATCTTAACCAAGGATTGATGGAAATACAAGGTAGTGTGATAAATCCAGATACGAATTCTACTATTGAATTTACAAAAACCGTACCATTAGACAATGAAAAATTAGCAAGGATGGCATTATGTGATTCTATGGATTTTTTCAAAAGCTTATAAAGCAGGGTCAGAGAACCCTACGGGTTCTCTGACCCTGCTCTAAAATTCGCTTAATAATGTGGTTGTTTTCATTATTGAATAATAAGCACTTCCAAATAGAACACTTTTAAACAATAATCCGTTAAAATTAAAGTGTCCATCCGAGTTATAAATAGACAAAAATGCAAAACGTTTAAAAAATAGGTTTACTAAAGGAAGTTGAAAAAAGAAAAACAATATAGTGATAAAAATAGGTGTTTGTAGTTCATTCAATAAAATATCTATTTTCTTTTCACGTCGATTCTTGTTTTCATATTCTTTCAGGTTACGTTCTGTTAGATCTTCGTGTCTTCTTACATAATCCTCTTCAAATTTTACTTTGGGAATATAATTGGCTCTAGCTTCTTCATCTTGACTATGTTCTGTAGTGTTTCTAGGAATGTCTCTAGAAGGAAGTCGTTGTCTTTGCATCTGTAACAATTGTTCTTCAGAAAAATAGGGCATTTGAGAATTGGGTGCTTCAGGTTGTTGAGGGTGAGGCATAATTGGGTTTTGAGCAGAAACACCATAAGGATTAGGATGAATGTTGATTGGGACATAACCCGAAGGATTACCCGGATTCATTTGCTGAACAGGTGGTGTTGGTAAACTGGGACTATACACATTACTTTGATCTGGAAGGTCGGAAATTCTTGTAATACTGTCCATTATTGTTTATCTAAAGAATTTTTTTTTAAAATAATAACCTAAGCAATTTTAGGTTCTCCTACATCAATAACACGCTTGGCTGGATCACATTTAGCTGGTTTCATTTTATAACTATAACATTTTTCGCCATATTGATAAATTTTCCCGTCGATTTCACTCAACACTGGACCATTAAACATAATACAATTTTTATCTTTACAAACTTTATTAAATAGCGTAGCTAAACCCAATCCAAGCAAGGCTGAAATGACAATACGACCAGTTTCAGAATTTATTATCTTCTTTAAATTGGGTTGATGGAACATTATATATTATTATTTTATAATAATGTTGTGCCCACAGACCTGGATCGTAATATTTATTGCATTTTTAGGCATATTATTTGACTACGAAATAGGTGGCACAAAACCCTCTGTATTTTTTTCTGATATTGCTATTTCTTTGTTTTTGATTGTTCTAGTGCAATGGTTCTGCTCTAATAATGGATTCGCAATCTCTTGGTTGGTAACTATTATTTTTGTTATGTTATATTTTACTGCATTTTATTTATGGAGAACTAAAAATCCTATTTTTATGCAAATTATAGAGGAAGAAAATAACAAAAAATAATATAAAATTGGACGTTTTACCAAGGAATCCCTCAGAGGGATTCCAGGTTGGGTTCCTTCGTAACCCCGACAGAACCGCCAAACTTATCCTCAGTAGCCCCATAGGGGCTGCAAGGTTGGGAGTCGTATAATAATCAATATACCAAGAGTAACATATGTAATTTTATAAAAAATTGAAAAATTTTTTTATAAAATCTCTTAACGCATTAATAAGTGATACAATGTTTGCAATTAAAAGAAGTAACTCTGATAACAAGGTACATATCGAAGGCGTTCATGACCTTGTTATGCCTCCATCACCACCTGGAGAGTCATCGACATCACCATCATCATCACCAATATCACAATTACCATCACCACCAAAATCACCTAGTACCCCTGTTCAGAATTCTCTGCTGGCGAAGCCAGCTACGAATTCCCTTCAAAGACGTGGTTCTGGCGTTTGGACGGCAACTGGCAATAACACCATTATCTCACCTTTAGTAAGTAGACGCGAGATGGTGATCTCATTTTCATCATCCGCCGATAATTCTCGTAGAGAATTATCTAAGGATGATCTAGGTTTCCCTCTGCAAGCTTCGCTTGCTACGGGAAACTCTCCAGATTCGGAGGAGGAAGAACCACAATCATCAAAATCGCCATCACCACCAAAAAGAAAAGAACCTGGTGTGTGGACAGCAACTGGCAATAACACTATCTCACCTTTTGTAAATAGACACGAGATGGAGATATCCTTTCCGTCTAGTGAATCGAAGGAAAAAGACGAAAATTTCAATCGTACTGTAGACGAATGTTACAATCATACTTTACCGCTTATCACCGATTTATTGAAAAAAAAAAAATCTAATAATGTACAAATGGAACCAACTAAGATACTAGTTAAACCAGTAGTAAACAACACCCCCCGACCCCAACAACCACCAACTTACAATTCGGAACAATTGGAACCAGTAGATATTCCATCGGATCCCGATTTCTCTTTCTTACAAAATTCTGATAAAAATATGATTGAATCTGCTTATCATACAGTAAACAGAATGGAAAAGTGGGATTATTTAAGACGTTATAGTCCCAGCAAAGACACTGGATATATGTTTGACAGGGATCCAACTATTGGAGAGATAACCAATGCAATTAATGATAATTGGGATGGTGGTCATTCGGGTTGTTCAATGGGATGTACAATGCGACGTATCCAATACATTGCTGAAAATGGATTCGAAAAATTCAAACAGGATTATTTGTATAACTAACTTTGCATAGGAATAGTATTTATTTTACTAGAATCAGCCGGGCATTTTACTTCAGATTGTTGAAAGGAGAAGCAGGTGTCAGTTTTGTCTTTATATTGAATAACATCTACATTTTCGGGAGTAGGATAAACAAAAATTTGACGCATATCAGGGGCGGTCATATAAACAGCAAAAAGTCCAAATGCTAAACTGAATAAAAAAATTTTGAAATTAATGTATTTAAACAAACCCATTTTTTATTTTACATTATATGCAGATTATTTTTTGCTTTTATACTTCGGTAATATCAAATCCTTCCAGTTGATTTTTAAAATTTTTTTGTAAGTATTCTATTTCTGCACTTTTTCCATCATCCGGTGACGAAGTCGTCTTCTGAGTTATTTGTTGGAGGCTTTTATCCTCCTGACCACTGTTTTTTTTTATTGTGTAATCATCAAAAATATTATCCAAACCAATTGTTGTAGTTTTTTCATCAAATTGAGTATGCATATTTTCAATATTAATATTGAACATTGCTGGGGTTATTCCACCTCCGTGACATAATAGAACTTTATAGTCCTCATCATATGCAACAATTTTACCGTGAAAAAGAACATATCTGCAATCTTGCACAAATTGTTCTAGTTCTGCTATAAGATTTGTATCAATTTTTGATTTAATAAAATCTTTATTGCATATTTTTTCTGCTTTGGTTTCGCTAAAAACTTTAACAAGATAATGAAGACCAACTTTTTCAATATCATTTCTTTTATCAGGTGTTGGTGTATCATAGATATCCTTTAAGCCCTTATGGATTAAAAACCCTTCAGGATATTTTACATTCATAGTTAAAAATATGTGATAATAGTTTTCGTCTTCATATGCAAGGCGAAATTTATTAAGATCTCGATTACCTAGTATAATATAAACACGATCAAGATATTTTTTATGGAGTTTTGCTATTCCTTTTATAGATTCTACTACACCAGGTCCTTCATCAAAATAGTCACCTAAGAATGCAACCTTATTTTTTTGATTTTTTTCTAAAAAATTGCCTAACGATTCAAAAAAAGTTTCACTGCAAAAATAATAACTTTGATCTTTACCATTAGAATCTTTGACTATACAACCTTCTATATCCGATATAAATAATATTTGAGAATCACCCATTATAATTTATTGATATATATTATAATGGGTGATGATGGTGATATAAGAAAGACAAAAAACGATTTTAGACCGATAGAAATAAAAATAAAAGAAGACAAATTTGTCAAATTAATCTTTTCAAATATGAAAACTAATGAAAAATTCAAAGATTTTCAAGTAGAATTATTTTGCAAATTGTTTGAATTTTTAAATAAAGTTAACTTATTGAAACGAAAAGAAATATTATTTTATGAAGAAAAAAAAATTGAAGATATAAAAATAATGAAAACCAAAATTGACGAACTTAATTTTAAAGTGAAACAAATAACAATTAAAAGGGATTTATTGATAACGAAGATAGAAAATAATAAAAAAGGTGCAAATTCATTCACAACAGAATTAAATTCCCAAACCGAAATATTACATGATCTAAATGAAATATTACATGATCTAAATGTTAAACTGAGTAAGTTGAGAGAAGAATATGATGCAGCAGTAGTAAATAAAAATTGTATAAACTTTCTAAAAATTATTATTAAAAACAACGAAATTATAAAATGGGGTTTACCATCTATTTATTTTGAACGTTCTATGGAGAATTTTTTTAAAAATGTTTTTTTAATTTTTAACCCGAATATAAGAAGGAGTAATCAAGGACGTGCAGAATTAAAACAATTTATATTATCAGGTTATAACATTATATATCTGTACGGTATAATTTTTAATTTATCAGCAACACCAGAAATTGAGGGAAACCAAGATACTTTTTATACCATGATGATTGAACAAGGAGACCAACTAGGAGACAACCGTTTTATAATAGATTATTTTAATAATATACATAAATTATTATTCAATAATAATAATATACCATATAATAATTACTTATGGTTATCATTGTCAGATGTTTATACAGATTCTTGTCTAAGACATTGTAAGGGTAAACAAGAAATATGTACTTATTTATGTTCTTTTAATAGTGAATACACACAATCTACCTACCGCCCCAAATCATATGATGATAAAGAAATTTATAGAGTTTCGTCTCTTAATCAAGACACAATCAAAAGAGAATTTTTTAAAGACGGTTTATTTACTTATTCGGCAGGATTATATAAGAGACCCAATCCAGGCAGTCTTTTTTATGAAAAAATGAAGAATTGCGAAAAACAGATGATTTCTGGTCCTTCATCATCGGTGATATCTGCTTATAAGTTTATATTTAATATAACAAAGATTTTACCCAAAACTGAAGATAATATTAAAAGACTGATACTGTCCTTAATATATGATTATTATGATATTCATCATAGTATTCCAGAGATCTTATTGACAATTGTTCCTTATGTAAATCGTGACTTATACAGAGAAAGAATAGAAGCTTATAAAAAAATGTTAGTATCGACTGAAGATGAAACTTCTACTTATAACGAAACAATAGACATATGGATGAAAAAACATAATGATATTTATGATAATTTTAAAAATGAATTTTTTGAAATAGTTCCAGAAACGGAGCTCGTTAGAGAGGAGTTATTGGAACATACGGTGCAGAACGAATTTCAGAGCCGTATGAGTGAAAATAGTACCATTCAATTGAAAAATATCACACCGTCTAAACACTTTTATTTATTGCAAGGTTACGTTTCTAAACCAGATATACCTAATTCAATACCATCATTGGTATCATCTACACCAAATTTAAGAGGATATAAATTAGATATAAATATTGAAAAATGGTTAATTAAATATCGTATTAAAAGCATATCATTTGGTCATTTTCCACATAAAACAAATAAACCAAAAAGATTATGGAATATTTCTCAAAAAATTGTATTTATATCTAACGATACGAGTAAACAATTCAGGCCTGTTTTACCAAATTCTATGTTTTCTCCATTAACTATTTCTTATATTAATAAGTCTGGCCCCGAAAACCCTTCATTAAATGTTGAATTTGGATATCTATCATCTAATGGGACTGTTAGTAAAATAACATTAGAAAGTATAGGAGAAACAGAAGAATCTGAAACCGAAGAATCTGAAACCGAAGAATCTGAAACCGAAGGATCTGAAACCGAAGGTGGTAGAAAAAATAAAAAAACTAGGAGAAAATTAATTCATAGAAAACGTTCTAGAAAAAAGCTCCTTACCAAAAAACGATTTTCCAAAAAAAAGCGTTTTTATTCGAGAAAAGGACGGGTCTAGAATAAAAATATCTATTTTTTCCCCTTCTTTTTCTTCTTCTTATTTTCGGTTGCAGATACAGGTGCTAATTTCTTAGCTTCTTCCTCAGCAATCTCCTTTAATAAATCAGGATGAATAAAAGATTTTTCTTGGGCATCTTCGCCGTCCAATTTAAATACCAAATTATTCACACCTTTTGTTTCTAACGAATACTTGGCTAACAATTTCTCTTGTTCGTCCAAACGTTTTTTCATATTAGCAATTTCCCGGGCTTGATCAAGTTCTTTTTGCTGTTTTTTTTGTTCGACTTTGGCCCGCATACGATCTTTGGTAGATGTCATCTTCGTCATACGATCTAAAGCATTGGTATCCATTTTCATATTTTTCCCCATTGCCCCCATATTCTTGGCCATATTTTTAAACATTTCGTTGAATTGGTCAGTTCCACCCATTTCCTTCATTTTATTCATCATTTCACTAGCTTCTTTCATAAGTTCTTCCTTGGAAATTTCCCCGGTTTTCATCTTATTATCTAATTTACTTCCTACGGTTTTCATCATTTCCATCAGCTTTTTCGGGTCTTTCATTAACTTTTTAATAACATCTTGGGGATTTTGAACATCCGCTGCATCTTTACCGAGCAAATCGGAGAACTCTTCGGAGATTTCTTCGGCCATTTCTTTGGCTAATTTACCGATTTTTCCGTCAAACAGGGTCTTTAAATGTTCTTGAAGTTTACTTATGTCAGGCAACCCCATTTTTTGAAATGTTTTTTTCATTTCATCTTCTAGCCCGGGCTCGGACTCTTCTTCGGGTTCAGGCGATGTTTCTTTTTGAGGAAAATCATCAAAATTAAAATCCATCTTTTGAAAAAATTCATTGATACCTCCCATTACTTCGCTCATTTTGTCGTGAAGTTCTCCTTCTCCTAAATTTTCAAACATACCCGCAGCATCACCAAACATATTTTTATCTTTTACGCCACCAACAATCGTAAATAAAACCAATTGAAGATATTTCCAGATAATTTTCTTGGTTTGCTCACTGACGTTCTCGCACGAATATAGCAGTTTAAAGCTGACATTGGGTAAAAAATCAACATTCGTATCATCATTGGGGTGGAAAATCTCCTCTTTCTGGTAAAGAATATCGAAAAATCGTTCAGGATATACTTTGACACAGAATTGAAAGAGTTCTGATAAATCTAGATCGGAAATCTCAGAAGTTCTCCATTTTTGCCATAAATAACTATATTCGGGGAAAGTAATCGACAAATCATTGGTAAAATCGTTGATAATACTTTTAAAGTTCTCGGGTATAGCCAATTCTTCCATTAGTAATACAAATGAGTTATATTTTTTTAATTCATTTGTAACCTAATATAAAAAATGGAAAAAATGAAGAAAAAAACCTTGTTCGTATATAATTTATGGTGGGCATTTGGTTCTCATTTATTACATATTAAATGGGCTAAGATACACGCTATTAAGAACGGTTACGAATTTTTTTATAGATACAATGTGAACAGGATTTTCCCCGATAAAACCATAGAATATTATTTTGAGCCTATTTCGACGATTTCCGAATCGGAACTAGAACCCGAAGATTTAGTTCAGTATTTATTGATTTGGAAAGAGTTAGATCCTTGGGAACGTTACGCTTATAAACCCGACAATTTTGATACGGTGGAAGAGTTTCATCAGTCAGTTCTCCAGGAGTTTTATCGACCGAATCAGCGTATTCAACAAATAATCCAAAATAACAAAACAATCCAAACCGTTAGAAACAATAAAACACCTTATATTGGAGTACATATCCGGTTAGGTGATAAAGTAAATGGACCAGATAAAGAGACTGAATATATCGATTTAAACGAATATATGAATCAATGTATAAAAATAAGAAATAGTAGTTCCAGAAACGGAGCTCGTGAGAGCAGAGTTTATGGAACATACGGTGAAGAACAAAGTTCGGAACCGTATACGGGTATCAACACAATTGTTATTTGTAGTGATACGAATGAAGCACTCGATATTATGAAAGGTTACAACGATCAATTGATTGAATCAGGATATAGAGGATTTGAGATGCTATGGAATGAAGATGAAAAAAGGTGTTCGAATCATTGGTCAGATTCTGTTACTCATAGGGCAAATTGTAATACGATTAGCCCTGAGGAATTAGAAAAGGAATATATAACTTGTTTTATTAATTTTCAATTATTATTGGAAGCGGATATATTAGTAGGGAATTTTGATAGTGGATTTATATTAGCAGCTGTAGAATATCGTAACAATGGTAAAGATATCAATGTTAACACTCAAAATCCTGCGAAATGGGGGATTGCGAATCAATCGGGGTGGTAATATCATCAGCAGGGAATCTGCTCTGATCCTGCAATTCTCTAAACGTATTGAGCATAGTTGGACTAGTAAAACAAGTGGTTGTACTTCTTTCCAAAGTAAAATTTTGAAAATCGTACGGATTATTGGTTCCTCGAACAAGCCTAGGAATATCATCATAATTCACTGTTTCTGGTATAGATGATCCTACATTGTAAGATCTCTGTCTACCCTGCGAGGTTTGACGTGCGGTAGCATACATACCACTTGTTTCTCTTCCAAGATCTAAGGTTTTAATGGTAACATAAAGGTCTTCACATAACAAACTTAATAGTGGATCATCCAACAATTTATTGTCTCGCATATACTCACGAATGTTTTTGAATACATCTCGCATTTCGATTTCTGAAGGTTTATCATCATATTTGTCTAAGGATGATAAGAATAACAATTCCTGCACTTTTTTACGATAAGCGTATTTGGTAAGATCTGTAGACATTAATTCGCCATTACTATCAATAAGATCAGGTAATGGTGTACCAATATCGATAATGGATTGACCACAAATAACGGATACTTCCACACCTTCAGGACAGCGAGTCTTCAATTGATAAAACTTGTTAGATTCACTCGATAATACATTTTCGTATAAAACATTGGTCCATTCGTTTTTCTGATAATCGTACAATTCGCCATTGGAAATATGAAACTCAACATCATAAAATACACCGCACAAAATATTATGGATTGATTCAGCATAGACCAAGACCGAATTTTCCAAATTATCTACGAAATAATATTCACAGTTTTTACATTTTGCAAACCGACTCAGTGTCTTGGAATTGTGATCTTTACCAAACCCGATAAATATATTTGGTAGGGAAGTATTGATAAGATTGGCCAAACCGTCTGGACTAGTAATACCAATATTTGCATCTCCATCTGTCATAAAGATATGAGCTATTTGACGATCAGGATAATCGATTTTTAATTTTTTTGTTACGGTGTTTGCAGTTTCTAATGCGATTTGAATATTTGTGCATTGATCTGGTGTGAATTCTTTGATAAACTCTCGAATAAATACAACCGACCCTTTGTTTAAAAGTATGTTATTTACCACTAATTTGGAAACAACATTGAATGTATAAATAGTAACATATATTTGGGGATCCAGGCTTTCCAGATAAGCCAACATTTTGATTAGAGTACCTTTCATATATTCTATTTTTGTGATTCCACTGCTATCTTGTTCTAACATTGAAAGAGTAGTGTCTATCGTAAAGACAAAATGAAAGGGTCCTTCACGAATAGGAGCGCATTTCAGTGCTATAGTAAATAGACCAAACTTCTCCGAAGTTAGTTGTTGAGGAGCTTCGTTCCTCTGACCAAACTTCTCCGAAGTTAGTTGTTGAGGAGCGAAGCTCCTCTGACCAAATGTTTCATCATCATTCACTACTTGATATGGTAACACATTTGGTGAACTATGCAATTGGATATGACACTCTTTGATGGATTCCATTGTTGATTGATTTGACGCTTGCATTATTAGGTAATATGCCCTTATTTCTTTTTATTTTTATAAAATCAATTTTTTGTAAAAATTTCCTTGTGTATAGTAATATAATGTCTTTTATCGAAGATATTGATAGGTTCTCTAATGATTTTAAAAAAATAGTAATCACAATAAAAAATATTGAAACAAAAAACAAACGGATTGTCGAGAACCTGGCATATTTAAAATTACAGTATAGTGATATGGTGAAAAACAATACGAAGAAAATATTTATTTTCTGTTTAGATTCGTTTTTTTATCAATATAAGATGTATTCGACCGAATTAGAACAGATTGAAAGTTCTCGGAAAATGGTGAATAACCGTATGTATTGTGAATATTATAAGCTTTTTGGTATCGTTTCAAATTATTTAAATGATATGAATGTAACCTATGAAAATAAGCGGACATTGTTGAAAACTTGCCCTATCTATAAAGATTTAGAACCTATGTTTGAATTTGATATGGTGGATATTGAGAACATTTATAGTAACGTAGTTTTGTTAATCACACATTTATACGAACAAACAATAAAAAATTCGGTAGAGATCGAAGATTTTTCAGCAAGTAGAAACGGAGACCTACGATCTTCTGGTAAGGGCTCTTGCTACGCAATGAGCCCAACAACTAAGTTGGAAGGTAGCCTGCGAACATCGGAGAAGTTAGGTCAGGGACCTCCGGTCCCAACAACTAAGTTGGAAGGTAGCAGCAGGCTACCTGAGAACTTTGGTCCTATTTCAAATTTTGTAAACACACTACGAAACGATAATCTTATTTTACAAGGGCAACTCGATTTGTTTTTAAATTATTTATCATTTTTTTTAGCTTCACAACAAAAGCAATATTCACGAATTGAAGAACGTATCACACATTTTTTGAACGAATTACAAGATAAACCAGCGGCTACACTTATTATTCAAGAAGAAGAACCTATTGTTAACGAAGAAGAACCTGTTATTAATGAAGAACCTGTTATCGAAGAACCTGTTGTCGAAGAAAATAAGACAATTCCAACACACGATATGGCCTTTGAATAAAATGTTTTTATATATTTTTATAAAACACATAAAAATATATTGATAAACAATTGGACGAATATGATATACGGCTCCGAACTTCGTACTGCACCGTATGTTCCAGAAACTCCGCTCTCACGAGCTACGTTTATGGAACAAACACCACAAGAATATACAAGAAGTGTTATGCATCAAGTTATACCATTAAAACCGGATATCGAAAATAATATGTTAGAAGTTATGAAACATAAATTAATGCTCTATGATGAAAGACTCGTCAGAATGGAAGAAAAAATACGGGACAAAAATAAATGTTTTACGTGTGTATCTGATTTGTTTAATTTTTTGGTAACAGTTTCTTTGTGGACAATGGTAATCCTACTTTGGAAAAAAGTGTTTAATTAGTAGGGAACCTACAGATTAGCTTCCCTGCAGCATTATCTAATGACAATATAAAGAAATGAATACACCGAATAAACCCGAGGGAGAAGAGAACAAGAGTCAATCTCTTATTGTGGGTGCTGAATCAAATAATAAAAAAGAAAAAAAAATTAATTGGTCAGAAGAAAACGAAACTATTTTAGTAGAATGGTGTGACATTGCTCAATGTTATAAATGGCTCTATACGCGGTCACATTCTCAATATTCTAGTATGCACGCTTGGTTCACCATTCCTACTATTATTCTTTCTACGATCAGTGGTACTGCCTCTTTTGCCCAAGCGAGTCTCCCAACCGAATATCAAAGTTATGCGACATTAGGTATTGGTACCCTAAATATATTGATCGGTATATGTGCAACTGTGCAGCAATATTTGAAAATTTCGGAGCTCAATGAATCACACCGGGTTAGTTCTATATCTTGGGACAAATTCGCGCGAAATATTCGTATTGAATTGGCCAAATCACCTGACGAACGTACTGATGCTGGTACATTTATCAAGATATGTCGTCAAGAATTTGATCGTCTTATGGAAACTAGCCCTCGTATCCCAGATAAAACTGTGACAGAATTCGTCCGTAAATTCAAAGGAAGTACAGAAGAAGAGAAAAATCGATTCAAAGATTTAAAGAAACCCGATATTTGTGATACCATAACAACAGTGAATGAAACCAGACATAAATGGTACTTGACAGAGCGAATAAAACAAGAAGAATCTAAAAATAACGAGAACTTAGAACGCAGATATTCGTTTGAAAGTATTAGTGATAATCAAGAGATTAAAAATGAGTTTTCTAATCTTATTTTATCTCGATTAAAAGATATACGTCGTAAAAAATCGGAGGGAATAGATATAGAAAATATTTTAAAAACACAAGAAGATATAGACAAAGAGAACCTGGCAGAAAAGCAAAAGATAGAATTGAACAAAAAACAGAAAGAAAAGGAGAAACAAATTTCAAAAATCCAACATTATATACATTCGTTTTATAACATTTACCAACGTTATCCTATGAAAGACGAAATTAGAGATAATATGAAGAATGAAATAAGTATTGACAATGTAAACGAGTTTTTAACTAGTTACGATGCCAATACATACACCGTCTAAACTTATCCGGTAGCATTCTCCGTCGATAGCCCGTTAGGGCTATCTATGGAGAATCGCCGTTTTGCGCCACCTGGCGGTTCTGCAAAACGTCCAGTTGGAGACCTTCATCATCCGCCGATAATCCTCGAAGAGGATTATCTAAGGATGATCTAGGTTTTGAACCGCCTGTCGGCTTTTCAAAACCTTCAGATTTCGACAAAGGATAGAAGGGATCGGGTATACCAATATTGGTTACCGTCTGGTTCTCCATCTAATCTAGTTAAATTATCAGTAAATGCAACATATCGTTTTATAAATTCTATAGATGTTTCACTTGGTAAAGGTATTTCTGAAAATAAATAGATATTTTTAAATGTAGGATGGAGAACCTGTTCATTAATAATTGTATAGTGTGAAACCTCTTCTTGTTCGTAATATACATTTTTGTATATACCATCTTCTTTTTTACATAAATAGAGAACCCTAGGTAGAGGTACTTTATTACCTATTCTGGTTAATATTTGATTAGTAGTAAATAAATCGAGAACCAGTGGTGAAATATTTATGGTCCTTTTAATGGTTATTTCATCGATTATAATAGGGAACAAGTTCTCCTTTCCATTAATCAAGTCTTGGTTTAGTTCTATAATAGCAAAAATATTATTATTAATTTCTAAGAATCCTTTATAATTTTCTATAACAAATGGAGAACCTGTTTCATCTGTAAAAAATGTACTAATTTGATCTAAAAATTCTTGATCAATATCTTCGTCAGGTTCTCCACCCCCCAATATTTCTTCAACAATAGGTTCCAATTTTTCTTCTTCTAGTTCTTTTTCGATAAATGGTTCAAACAATTCTGGCGACAATTCTTTATGAGGAAATACATATTCATTATTTTCTTTTTTTACATAAAATTCTAAAAATGGTTGATAGAGAACCCTGTTCAATTTATACATACATAAATGAAGGATATGAGGCACTTTGATATCCCTATCGAAACTAAATTCCCGGGTAAGTTCATCACCTTTTAAGAATTCTGGTTTGACTAGGTTCTCTACGATTGGTAGCTTTGCTTCTGCGAAGCGAGGAGAACTTTGTTCTGGTGTTTCTATTATTTGATCATCAAATTCAGGATCTTTTTGTGGAGCGTGGCTTACTGAAACACTCATAAATTTTTCTGTAATTGTTTTCCTTAAAACATTGTCATTAAATGACATCTATATAGATAATACTTATTTTAAAAAAATATAAAGACTACTCACTCTAATAAGGTAAGAGATAGAACAACTAGTTTCTGTGTTTTAATAACTACTTTGCTAAATATGCAGTACGAAGAAGATGATTTCCACCCCACGTCAAATACCCTAGATTATGATGATGAGTTGGGTACTTTGAGTGATGATATGGAAATGCAATATTATAATGAGCAATACGGTCCTGATGACGCACATTCAGAGACCATTACCGTTAATAGTCAAAAAAATAAATATAGAAAGATGTGGGATGATGCAAAAAAGGTTGATAAAGGGTTCCATAAACTGAAAATACGTGCTGGTAATAAATTGGTAGAAATTGAGGTGTATAGTACTTCTAACACTCCAGGTAGAATGATTCGTGATGCCGTATCAGGACAAAAATATAATCAATATAAAGTAGGTTCATTGAGCGAGCATTTGTTTTTTAAAGTTCGTTTGGCCGGACAAAAGGGTGTAGATGGTGAACCTATCTATTTCGATACTCCAGAACAGTACGAACGTCATATGAGATGTGAAGTTCCACAAGCGATGAAAGAGAAATGGACAAAGAAATGTGCGGAGGTTCAAAATATTGACTACAACCAAGAAGATAATATTTCGGATTATGTCAGGGTCAGATAGCCGTAGGCTATCAACCTTGAAGGCCCGCAGCTGCGCTGGGGCCTTCTTAGGAACCTACGGAGCAGGGAACCGTAGGTTCCCTGCAAAAATTGAATTATAAATCTCTAAAAATTTATAATCTACACAGAGTCTAAATCCGAAAATGTTTTGGCGATTATTAGTAGCCAGTTTTGTCTTGAATAAGCGTAATATTAAATATTCTTTTCCGATTAAGATGTCAGAAATAACAATGGATGAACCGTCTTCATCTGAACCACCATATGATGGTAATGATTTCTTAAGTAAAATCATACGTGACGACAATCTTTCTCTAGAAGAAATTTTAGAAAAAAAAACGGCGAAAAAAAAACGATCTTTCTTTAATAGTGGGCGTGACGAAAGATACGGTATCATACGTGATGATATGATTTTAAATATTACTTTGTTTGATCATCAAATGAAATTATTGAAAAAATTGGAAAGTAGTCAAGTGACTGACGTAGATAAATTAAAAGCTATTAGTCAATACAGAAACGAAGTGCAAACTGGTGAATATTTATTGCAATTGAAAAAATCTGGATTGATGAAAGATTGGGATTTTCCACCGATAAAATAGTGAAAATAAAAAAATATAAAGATAATTTATATTATTATAATAGTAATATTATGTGGATTTTATTCGGAACAGACCATAATACGGTTGAAGGTGAACCATTTGTTTATTTTATAGGGGTATTTGACGACTTATCAAAAGCAAATAAAGAACGTATCGAGGTTGCAGCAAGTTCGAAAGAATGTTATCCCGACGATTTTTTCATTAAAAAAGTCGAAATGAATGTTTCACATATGTACGATTTTAGTTGGGAAGAATCAGGAAGGATAAACATAGGTAACAATCGAAATCGTACCCTAGAAGATCTAAAATGGGAAGTTATGAAGAAATTTCACAAGATTTACAATTATAGTAACAAATAATATAGAAACTTTTGTAAATAATAGTCAATGTCGAAAACACCGACTAGTGCGATTGCAGTTTTCAACGAAAAGAAAATAAAAGGGACAGTTCGGTTTACCGAAGATCCTGCCAAAGACGAAGTGATTATTGACATAGATTTGGTTGGTCTTAAAAAAAATGCGAAGCAAGGATTTCACGTTCATAAATGCGGTGATATGAGTGAACATTGTGAAAGTATGTGTGCACATTTCAATCCTTATAATACGGATCATGGTGACAAAGATGCAAAAAAACGTCACGTAGGAGATCTTGGCAATTTACAAACCGACGCAAACGGTTGTGCAAAATACAAAATTCACGATCATATGATCAAGCTTCGAGGAACAAAATGTAATATTATCGGTCGAGGACTTATCATTCACGAAGACGAGGATGATTGTGGAATAACCGAACACCCTCTTAGTAAAACAACCGGGAATTCAGGCAAGCGAATTGCTTGTGCGGTTATCGGTTACGCTAATAGATGATCTCTATATATATTCACATTCAATGGCAATCAATATATCATTTTTTTGAACAATTTTGAATGGTTTTCCGCAACCGTAAATCATATTATTTTTGAACAAATATTCACAAGTAGATTGAAACAAATGTGGATTTAATTGTTTTCCTGTTTTTATATAAGAGCCGTGCCTAAAAATACCGCAATTTATTTTTTGAATAATAACAGGGTCTTTGCAATGGGGACATATGATAATATTCAACGCCTCCGCTTTCGCTCCTGGCGTTATCCCGCTCTCCTCCAAAAGCCCAAAGGGCTTAGTTGTTGAGGGCAGCACGGAACGTGCGCCCTCTGACCGAGCAAGCTCGTACATCGACCGGTCTTTATCCGTCATATTATGTTATAATAAAAAAAGGTTTTATTATAAAATTACACATCAATTTTTTTATAATTTTTACTTATTTACCAGACAATCCCGTGAAATTGTCGCCAAAGATAGAGATTTTCATCATTCCAATGAACATTCTCTATCTTCAACCTATCGAGCTTACGGTTAGAAATCAATGCAGCTTCTTTCTGTTCTGATTCGTTCAGAACCCATCCTTCGAATACTCCCAAATCTGCAAAATCAGGCGTTGAAGTGTAAATTTTTATGGAAATGCCCGCATTTTTTACAAAATTGCTGGTATTACTTATGACAAAACGAAACTCATTCGGAAAATAGTTTTCCCTTCTAAATTTACTATAATAATAAGAATCATCATCTTCACCAAACCCCCATTGTTGGAATAGATATTCCAAAGCCAATTTGCAATAAGGACATTCTAATCCATCAGCAAACTTGAGCCATCGACTTTCCCATATATTTACAAGCACTTTCTCCTGCATAATTTTTTGATAGGTATCATCGTAACTGATGATTTCTCCTAATAAAGAATCAGGAAGCTTACCATAAATATCCCAAAATCCTCCGAGCGCATTGCGCTCTGCAGATTTAGTTGTTGAGCAACTACCTTGCTCTGACCAAAATCCTTGAGTCATTGTTACCATTGTTGTCATTGTTGTTCTTGTCAGTACAGGTTCTCTTTTTATAGAATAAATAATCAATTTTGCAGGGGAACCTACGGTTCCCCCTGCGACCCCCTCCCTTTAATTATGTTATCTTAATAGAAAACATAATTTTTATTTTATAACCTTCCCTTATTTAAGGGAGGGGGTCTCAGGGGGAACCGTAGGTTCCCCTGAAAAGATATAACAATAATATAACTACATTATTATTATATGTCAGGGCAAATCACTAACCCACTTTCATCTGATTTTAATCCCACATCTAGTATTTCCTTTTCTAGTGAATCTATACCCATAGCTGCTTATGGTCTAATAGGTCTTACATCCTTAACTTTAGCATATGTAACATTGATAGCATCGAGTCAAGGTGGTAAAAGTCCAGCTGGCCCAGCAAGTTCAGCAACTAGTATGTTACCGTCTATCTTCTCACCAAAAACACCTGCGTCACCATCTATGATTGTTTCACCGTTTGGTTCTTCCACAAGTGCTCAAACGACAAGCTATATTCCAATGGCACAAGCAGTTCCTGTTACACCTACCCCCGAACAAGGTCCGCTTGCAAAACCATCTCAGGGTGGAAAAACACGTCATAATAAAAAACATCAAAAACATAAAAAAACTAAGCGATCTAAGCGTTAGGCTAGATGTGCTACTTTAATAGCCAGTTGAATACAACGTTCAGAAAATGCTTGTAATTTATCTTTACTGGCTCCTATCACGTAATCGTCCGGGACATTCGATGTATTTCCACGCTTATAACATAAAATAGCTGGTACACCATTTACCACACGTTTTTTCTTTAAAAACGAGTACAAATTAATGTTCTCATCAATATCGATAGATAAACATTGCACATTGCTAGGCATAGCTGCAAACATTTCTTTTACATCTGGAGCGATTACCTGACAGGGTCCACACCATTTTGCACCTAATTTAATAATGACTAAACCAGGATTGTTCTCCATAATCTCTTGAAAATCGGTTAATTCAGGTACAGATGTAATGATTGGAAGTTGGAGAGAAGACATTATTTATACTATACTTTTACACCTTTTTAAATTTAAAGTAACGTTTTTAGCACTAAAAAGGGAAGGGGTCATAGGGTCATCCTCCGTCGATTTTTCCGTAGGAAAAATCTAGGGAGGATCTAGGAAATGCTCTGTTGGCGAAGCCAACTACGCATTTCCTTCAGAGGTTTTGGGCGAAGCCCATAGAAGGCCCTCAACCTTGTGCGCTTTTTGCGCCCTTAGGGAAAACGTAGGTTTCCCTATAAAAAAGACTCATTGCATCCTATAGAATGGCGCATCTTCATAACTTGGACATACAGACATATAGTTTAAAAGAAATTTTAGGAATGTTTGACCTAACGTATAACATTGGGGTAAATGATATGAAACGTGCAAAAAAAATTGTATTAATGACACATCCAGATAAATCCGGACTTGACTCTAAATATTTTTTATTTTATAAAAAGGCCTTTGATATCGTTATCGGATTTTATGAACAACAACAGAAGGAGAACCTTGAAGTGCCATCAGAAGAACAAATATATGTACCTATGAATGCGGGGGGATTGAACAAAGCTGCTGCTAAAAAAGTAACATCAGTGGTCAGTGAAATGGAGGCACAGGAGTTCCAATCAAAATTCAATCAATTGTTTGAAGACAATATGTCACGTAAGATCGATGAATCACGTAATGCTTGGTTTAAAGACGAAAATGAGAGTGTGAAAGTGGATGGAACCGTCAGTAAACAAAATATGAACGAAATGTTTGAACGTGTCAAAACAGTCCAATCCCAAAATGTATTAACACAGTACCGTGGTGTCCAAGAATTAGGTGGATCAAGTGGCACACGACTCTATGATGATATTGAGGGTCCGAGCGACGAGTACGTTACCTGTGATCCGTTTTCAAAGCTAAAGTTTGATGACTTGCGTAAAGTGCATAAGGATCAAACCGTATTAACAGTTGGAGAACAAGATTTTGCCAAAGTAAAACAGTTTGCGAATGTGGATCAGTTTATGGCGGACCGCAGTAAACAAAGTGTGGAACCATTGGACAAAATGAAAGCGGAAATGATGTTAAAAGAGAAGGAAGACGCGTATAAGCAACAAATGATGCGAATGCAACACAAAGCAGGATTGCAAACATTGGAATACGAACAGAAGAATAAGAGTATTTTGGGTAATTTTATGCGGTTAAATTAGATTTAGACCCTTGGACGTTCTCTATCACATCCAACAATTGTTTATCCAACAAAAAGTTCTCTAAAAAAATCTTTCTACAGTTCTCCATCTTCAACATTGTCTCTTCCGGATTTGATTTGAAAAAATCAATATAATCATAGATCTGTTTTGCAGCAATTTCGGTATCTTCCGCATCAATATAAAAAATATTATCACCAAACCATTTTTCAAAAAATGGGTTTTTATCCGCAATAATAGGTACCCCTGCTGCTAATCCTTCAAAAATCCGACAAGAACAAATACCTTCATCAATATGTAATGTTGAACTTAACACTAGGCATATACCACATTGATGAATTTTATGTATAATACTGGTACCATTAAACGGTAATTCGCCTTGATAAGTTTTATAATGTTTCCAAGATTCTTTTAAACCGTAACACAACAATATTTGTGAATTATCAAGAAATTTTATTAAATGATATATATGTTTACGCAATGAATCTTCAGATATCTTCCAATTCATCCCAGCATAAAAGCACTTATATTCACCAAATGTCAGATCGAGAATAGGCCCATTCGTACTTGTGTTCAAATGACCAAAAAAGGGTTTATTGGATTTTGATTTGATAAAAGTATCTACATAATCACTATGGGCAGATAAATAACCATCCATTTTATAAGCATTTTCTAAAGCTTTCTGGCTATAAAATTGTATAGGGTTCCATAGTGCTAATAGTGTAAAATGGTTTGTTGTTTTAGGTGATAAAAAGTGTAATGATATACAGAACAGTATATAAGATGTATCTATTTCATCGATATGTATTCCCTTTAATTCGGCATTTTGTATAATATTATCATTATAAAGTACAAAAAAACCGATATTATTTTCGTTACAAATGTTCTCTAATCTTCGTAACATTTCTAATTCAGCATTACGTGCGTTAATAAAAGGGGTGTAGAATGCAATATGACATTTTTTCGATGTATTTTTAAAATAATCTTTTATAATTTCGCCTCTTGTTTTTTTTATGATAGGAGAAATAATATTCATAGTACCTTTTCTTTTTGAAGGTTTTGAATTTTTAAGAAAAAACATTTTTCTATTATAATTAATATCATAATAATTTTATGATATTATTAGGGTTAACCTAAATTCATTTTCATAGTCGATCCTTGCTTTACAGGTTTATACCAAGTTTTATCCATATCCAACATTAAATGATCATAATTGGTTTTCCGGTTCTCAATATCACTGTAACTTTCATATTGTGTAACAGTGAGTGGTGTAATAATCCACCAGAAATATTGAGGTTGTAACCGTTTCCACCACATATCAAGAGCGTAAGGGTTGGATACTCCAGGTTGGACAGGATGACGCATTTGTAAATTGCAACTCTCTTTAAAGTTCTCCAACAACACATCATACATCTCCTTCTTAACGATATACGAAATTGTTGTTTGTGCACTAAACACTCTGGCACAATAATCTCCCACACGCTGATAAGGTGGTACCACATTTGCACCGATCAACAATACATCCCACTGGATTTCCTTGTTATCCGAGAACTTTTGCAGCTGTTGTTTGAACAATTCTGGATTCGTAAATTTGATGTCATCTTCACAGATAAACACGTGTTCGTATCCACGTTTTTTCGCCTCTTCTAAGCAGCGGATATGACTTAATGTGCATCCGATCCCTCCTACCTTGGATTTGACTGCATTAATACGTTCTCCATTGATACCCATTTTTTGGAATTCTTTCTGAATGTTCTCTAATCGATCGGCACGACTTTCTAAATTGATAAAAAAAGTATGTTTGAATAATTCCATTGGAGAACCTGCAACGGTATTTTTATATATGTTTTTAATTAATAAACTTTACAGTAGGTTTGGATACTGCGGATCGAAGAGAAATCCTCCACTTATTTTAACGTTGGTCATCTTCAAACGCTGTGCAGAAAAATCAAAAATATCTTTATTTGTATTTATTAAAAAAGAAATTTTATCAGATAGTTGGAGAACCTGTCCTTTCAACATAACAATTTCTTGCTCTAATGACTGTATTTTGTCTGAATTTTCATTGTCTAACCATTTGACCGTGCTTTCGGACGATGATTTTTTGACGGGTGCTAGTTCTTCGACCATTATTTGTATGTTTTCAGGTAAGGGGGCGTAGCCCCCAACTACTAACTTAGTAGATGACCTACTTTCGGAACGTAAGTCGGATAAGTTTGGCGCTGAATCGATTTTTAATTTGGACGTAAAATTAGTTGGAAATGGTGGTTCTACAGCATAATTTGAAGGTTTTGAAAAGCCAATAGGTGGTGCAACACCTTCAGATGAACCTGTTAGATTATCGCTGCGTAATATAGGGTCTACTAAGTTAGTAGTTGGACTTTTCAAACCCTGACCAAAGTTCTCCGGTAGCAAAGCTACCTTCGAACTTAGTAGTTGAGAAGCTTCGCTTCTCTGACCAAAAAACGGTGCAGGCGCATATTTTTTTAATTCTTCATCACGTTCTCTCAAATGACGCTGCACCAAGTCTTCCATATTACCAGAAAGCGGTTGGTCGCTAAATTGTTCTCGGAAATCAATGTTTTCAGGAACTTTCTTATCAAACATTGATTGATAATTTTGTTGATATTGGTTATATTGGTCTGTAAATCTATCTTCCTTGTTTTCAGTAACCGAATAGGGCTTTAAAAGATCTGGATGTTTTGCAGAACCGCCAGGTGGCGCAAAACGGCGATTCTCCATAGATAGCCCATTCGGGTCAGCAAGCGAAGCTTGCAACCTTGAACCACCTGCGGTGGTTCTGAGGCTATCGGCGGAGAATGTAGGTGTAGGTTGCGGCGTACGTGGTTGTTGTGCTCTATTATTCTCCATAAATTCTACATTACGTTTCACATCTTGGATCATATAAGACAATGTATTTTTATTTATTTCATAAAGCTGTTCCGAGGTTGCCACATTCGCACGATTTTGGTCGTAAAAAGAACTGATGGTTTGTTTGAACCAAGTTTCTTGAATATTGGACGGATATGAGGAAAAATAGCTTTGAATTAGGGGATTTTTATTCACAATTTTCCATAACAATTCTTGATTTTCCGGATGAATGTAAAGCGACATAATATAAGTATTGAACTTAATATTTATATTACTATTTTTTTCTATTTTTTAATGTCTTATTACTCCTTTTTCCTTTCTTCTTTTGACTGCTTCTGAAGAGTTTCCCTCTCTGCGCAGAGGGAAACCTAGTTTTCCTCTTTTTCTTTTTACCACCACCAATTGTTGTGGAACCACGATTTATTGGGATAAATACTTTTCCGTCGTGGTCTTTGGAAAGTGCATCATTAAATAAAGGCAAATTACCTAATTTGCGTTCTATTTCATCGATAGCATTTAAATATTCTCGTAAAATACTTTGTTTCATTTTTTCTTTTTCCTCATCTGTTCCAGTATTAACTTTATTCAATTCAGCTTCTATTGTTGTTCTTAATTCAGCTCTCTTTGTAGCATCTCCTGATTTACCCATTTCTGCCAATTCGTTCATAAATAACCGAGCCCTTTCACGCAAGTGTTTATATTCTTTTTCATTTTCCAATTGTTGTTGTTCTAAGAAGGTCGCTCTAGATTCATCGGGATATTTAACAGGGGTAAATACTTTTAATGTTTCGTTCTCGCTATTAAAAAATTGTTCTATATCTTTCTTCTTGACTTTTTCTACCGGTGTGCCTTCATAATTCACATAATCAAATAGGTTATAAAGAAAATGATTCGCTTGGTCTAATCCAGTAAATGGTAGTAAATCCGTATTAATGAATACTTTGTAATCACCAATACGAAATCCTTTGGAATTGACAAAAGGGAGTGGATATAACTTGGATTCAATTTCAAATTCTGGAGACCTTGTTGCGGATATATTTGTTGGTCCTTTCTTTTTTGCTAATCCTTTTACTTTCATTTTATTTTGTTGATTTATTACCCTTGCTTTGTAGTTTTCTTTAGCATCCTTAAAGAATTTTGATACTGATTCTGCGCGACTTTTTAAGCCAAAATTTCTTGCTGAAAGCGCTTTTCCGGAAGCAGCTCTAGAACCTTCTCTAGCTTGTTTTGCTAATTTATTTATTTTTTCGTATATTTTTGATGTGCCATCTACTATTTTCTTTATAGAATCTTTCATTCTACCGCCTGTTTGTTTATGTTTTTTATTTGGTTTACCACCTAGTAGATAACAACTATCTATATGTTCATTAGTACATTCAGCATCAATATCACCAAGTGTATTTAATGAAGACTGTGTTGCTTTTATTTGTAAATAAATAGTCCTTGCTGCTGTCTCAATCAATGTAACTTTTGCTGATAATGCTATTAATTTTCTCTCTTTTTTTGCTATTTCTCCAATTATCTCTTTTTTTTGTTGTAATGAAGACATTGTCATTTCGTCAAGTGATTTACGTTCATCATCTATTTGATCAAGTATTATTTTAATTTTTGTATTATCTAAATTAGGGGGTTTGCCTGTTTCACATTTTATATTTAATATTCCGTAGAGTTGATTCAGTTTGTCTTTTAATTGTGTTTTGAGTGTTTTTAAACGTTCACATAGTTTTAATGCAGTGGCTTCATTTGTTTTTTTTGCTAATTTACCTGCTTCTTCTATACCTTTAGCACCTAGTTTTACAGCACCTACACCTGCAGCACCTACACCTACACCTACAGCACCTACAGCACCTACACCTACACCTACAGCACCTAAACCTACAGCACCTACAGCACCTACAGCACCTAAACCTACTCTGCCTATTGTCTTTGCTGCGTCATTAGATATTCTTTTTGCATCCTTTAATCGTTTGTCTGTTGCCAAATTACGTAGTTTTAATGTTTTATTAGCTGCGGTCGCAGCTAATTGACGGGCTTTTTTAGACGCTTCTGATGCTGTTTTTGCTGCTACTTTTGCATCACATATTATTTGATTATCTCCTTTTTTGCAAATTGTTTCTATGACAGATTTGCCATCTTCATCTTTTACAGGTGCTCCATTAACATCAGTTATTTGAAATTGTATGTCATCAACTAAATTTGTATCATACTCTATGTTTGCAGGTACACCATTTTCTTCTACAATGCGTAGACCGTCTTTTTTACTACTTATATATTTTTTTTCTTCTATTATTCTCTTAATATTATCTTTATCTTTCATATCTTTTGGCATTGTTTTGATAGCATAATATACATCCCGGCTAGCTACATCCGCAGTTGTTGCAGCATTTGTTGCAGCTAATACTAAAGATGCAGTACGTATTTTTCTTGCTTCATCGATTTTTTTTGTTATATCACCTAGATTAGATTCTTTTATTGATTCAGCATCAGCATCAGCTATTTCATCGACTTTTTCTTTTAGGTCTTTATATTTATTTTCTGCTATTACTGCTTGTTTAATGGCTGAATTTAATTGATTTGTTATTACTGTAAATTGATTTTCAACTACTGCATTTCCTATTGTTCCTAACCCTTCTCCTGTTTTTCTTGCTGCATATCCTACTCCTTCTCCTGTTTTTCTTTCAACAAATTTATAACCTTCTCCTGTTTTTCTTGCTGCATATCCTACTCCTTCTCCTGTTTTTCTTTCAACAAATTTATAACCTTCTCCTGTTTTTTCTGCTGCATATCCTAATCGTTTGAGTGATGCTAAATCCCGTAATTTACGCGTTCTATTAAGTGCGGTTGCTAATAAACGTTTGGCGGTTCTAGACGCTTCTGATGCTCTTTCTGCAGCTTTTCTGGCGTGAAGTATTAATTTGTTTTCTTCAACATCATTGTTTTTTTCTTTTTCGTCAAGATCTATATATAGATAAGTATCATCATTACCATTTTTTTCCTTAATTTTTGTTTTTCGGTATGAACTATCTTTTTTTAATGTTGCATTAAGAGTATTCACAGTACTAGATACAAGTAAACTAGAAGCACTCGCAGAAATAGAAGCAGCAGTTGCAGCTGATGCTAAAGGGGCAGTAGATAATTCTCTTGCATTGTTTATTTCAGTTGTTATATCGCCTAATTCTGCGCTATCTTTAGTTTTACCGTTTATTTGAACATCATTTTTATCAGTATCAGGAATTGATTCAACATTTGTTTGCAGTTCATCCGCTTTTTTTTCTGCTAATTTTGCGGATTCATTCGCAGAATTCAAATTGGTTTCTATTGTTGTTAATCGTTCGAGTGCTATATTATTTCCAATTTTTTCAATTTCTTTTTTAGTAAATCTGATTGGAGCATATAGTGAAGATTTTAAAAAATCTCTAACAACAGGCATTTTGTCAATGGCGAATCTATAAACAGCAAAAGGATCGACATATTTACCAATATATTTACCAACTAGACTATATAATTTTTTGAATCTTCCTTTCCACGCATTATAATTATGAGTAATTTGATATTGTTCTTCTAACAATCCTTGTATATTTTCGTAATCATTATATAATTCATCCAAAATACCTATTTCGTCATCGTAATCTTCATTCTTTTTTATTTTTTCTTTTATTATGTTCTCCAAATTTGTTATTTCTCTAGATTTTATACTTATTTCATTTTTAAATTTTTCTATATTCTTCTTAGCTTCAGAATCCCTTTTTTTATAACCATTATACAATTCTCTAATAGATGTAACTAATAATTCTCCACCAATAAATATTGCTGCGAGTGAACCTACTATTGGACTAAAGGCAATTTCAACAGGAACAATAACTGATATAACAATTGCTTCTATAGCAATGAACGCAATAGAGAATTTACTATTTTCTTCAGGAACTAAGATTTCTGCGGATACAACACTAAAAGTAACCGTTTCAATAATATATGCTAATTGAAACGCTCTTAGCCGATCAACATATCTTCTTATTATATCTACATTATTTTGTGTACCTTCATAATAAGTAAAAAATTTTTTAACTTTATCGTTTGCTTTGTCGGCTAATTTAAAACAATTTTCTGCACATCTTTTGTTTGCATAAAATTTAGGATCGGTATAATTTTGAATAAGCATATTTGCATATTTAATATTTCTATAAGCCATTTCAATAGATTTTCCTGAAATAGTTGCGTTGAATGAAGTATTAATAGCATTTCCATGATATTTAGAAGCATTAGATAAATCTTTTTTAAAATCTGTATAATTAATAGTCCCTGTCCTTAAATTATTTTTAAATTCTTTATAATTCCACGTATATTTTTGTTTAAATTTATTTATTTCTTCAATTATTTCTTCTGTTTTTTTAAAATCTTCACTTGCTTTTTTTAACGGTGATCCTTCTTTTAAATTAGTAATTAATCTATTAATCACATTATCATCTATTATCATTCCATGAATTTCATGAACATCTATTTGGTTTAACCGATTTTCATCATATTTTTCATCATAAATAAATTTTATTTGTTCAAGAATATATGTTAAACGATCTTCTACAATGTATTTATCAAATTCAATGGAAGGCATTGAAGGCAATGAAGGCATTGAAGGCAATGAAGGCAATGAAGGCAATGAAGGCAATGAAGGAATTGAAGGCATATAACCATAAATTTTTCCCCAGTCAATCATTGTTTTTTCATACCCTTTTTCAAATTCTTGCTCTGTAATTTCATCTGATATTTTTATTATATTTGTATATTTGTCAACTATTTTAGTATTTATTTCGCCACTAATAGTCTTGATTTTTTCTATTACAGTAATAATATTGATAATAGTATGAACCAATTCATCATGATTAAATAATATTTCTCCATCTATTGGATTTTCCAAAGTATAAAATCCATTTTTTGTCATTTCAGCAGTAATATCTATCGTTTTAAAATAAGTAAAATCTGTAATTGTTTTTGTTGCTACCTCTATATCAAATAAAGCAGTCGCTGCTAATTTTAAGTCAACATAAGATGTATACTCAATAGTTACTGAATCACGCTGTTTTTTTTTTGCTTTACTAGAATTATCTTGTTTAACTATTACATTTTTTTTTATATCACCCTCTTTTTTTTTAATATCATTATAAGCTTTAACTATTCTCTTATAACGATTCATTAGCCTAGTTAAATGAGAATTTATAGTGATATATAAATTTGTTTTTTCATAAAGCAATGAATTGGATAACTTTAATTCACCATTTATAGATCCAATACTAACATTTTGTGCTTTTTCTAATTTATAAGCCAGTGGTCTTGCAATATACCATTCTTTTTTTGCTTCTTCGTATTCTTTTTTTGCTTCTTCAAATGTTTTTATATTTTCATCACTTGTATCTGAGCTTATATTTTTTCTCGCGTCTAAATATTTTGTTACGGAATTTTGATATCTTGTTTTTGCATCTCTGTATTTTACTTCAAATATTTCCTTATTTTTCGTATTTCCTGCAATTTTACCATAAAATTCTCTCCTTTTTTTATCAAATTCTATCCTTTTTTTATCATCTTGACCAACTGGATCAACTGGACCATCAACTACTGGACCAGCATCACTTTCTTGACCATCAACTACTGGACCATCAACTACTGGACCATTATCATTATTTCCATCTGCGTCAGTAACTGAAGATTTAGCATCTTCAATTGATTTAATTTTATCTGCTATTTTAAGTTTAAGATTATTATATTTTGGATTTATAACACTTCTAACTTTAAATTGATATTTACCAGTTGTAAATAATATTTTGTATTGTTCATTAATTTTATCCTTCTTTTCTTGCGAGCTGACATTTTCAATCCGATTTCTTACACTTTGTAATGTTTCATCATATTCTTTATTGAATTTGTTGATTTCGTCACTTATTGTATTTTGTTCACCTTCTACTTCTGTTATCATTGATTTTAATATTTCTACTTCAGATATATCATCTACCTCTTTATTTGTATCTTTTTCTATTTTTTCATCTAATACTCTTTTTTTTTCTTTGAAATCTGATGCAATCCGATCTAATTCTTCATAAATATCCGCTACTTCACCATTATCATCATTATCGCTTTCATCATCATCAACATAAGTGGCATTATGTTTTTTTTCTAATATTTCATCCGTTTGTAAAATTAAACTATTTATTTCTTCTATTATTTGTTTTGTTCTATTTATTGTATCTTTATCATCTTGATTTTCATAACTATCGATAAATGCAATAATATCATTATCAACTTTTTTTTTTCTTTTTTCAATAGCAGCTAATTCTTTTTCTATACTTTCCTTATTTTCACTAAATTTTTCATCTTTTTTTAAATTTTTTGCATTTTCCAATATTATTTCTGTTTCAATTTTTATTTTTACTGCGGCATCTTGTATTTTTTTTGCATGAGTTTTTGCTTGAAGTGACATTACTAATTATAATTATACTATAATGATAAAAAATATAATATAATTAACTATTAAAATAGATTTTACGATAACGTTTCATATATCGATCCGGTATACGTCGATCTTTAAAAAACCGTATTTTCTCCATATAATTTTTAAATACCTTCCCCTCGGTTTCTCCGGTCAACATCGTAATCAAAAAATACAATGCATACATACCACATTCGGTGGTTCCCATCTGGTGTTCCATCGGACAATTCTGATAATAATGAATATGAATCGGTGGATGCATCGCTAAACCCTGTTGCACCACACGTTGAAAGAAAGCGTCTATTTCCGGTGGTATCTCGTCCCCTGCACTATCCATATAAAAAGCGTATTTATCATCTAAATCAATGAACATTGAGATCCAGTGGCTTCCACCACGGTCGTGTTTATCTAAATTGAATACAAGCCCCAGCTTCTTTTTACCCGTCTTTATATACTTTTCTAGATGAAAATCACACAACTCTTGCCAAACACATTTGCCTCCCATATCTTTCGGTCGGCTATCGAAATCAATTGGTGTCGGTCCGATCACGTGAAAATGGGGATAGGATTCTTCGTATTGTCGGAGAACATCCATAATATCATAATTAGATAACCATTCGTCGGAATTTTTCTTCCACTCTTTCGGTTGGTCGGGGGCAAAGGTTAATCCGTCGATGCGTTTACGTATGTTAGGATCATCGATTTGACTCAACCAACAATCCTCTTTTGTGCATTGCGACAGATTGTTTTTCAGTTCGTTCCATATTTCATCTAATTTGGTGGAGTGTATTTTTTTGTGCGGATGATATTTATTGTAAGATGTTTTTAAGAGAACCAACGTTTCTTTTGGAAAACAACTGCCGTGAACTGCAGCTTTTCCTTTTACCCTAGGATTACAATTCATATGTTTCCAACTTCGTTTTGTAGTATTTTTTTTATTACCTTTTTTTCCGTGTTTCTTTATATTGCGAATACTCATATACATATAGTTACAAAAAAATGGAAACATACTTTACAATTCAATAATAGTGATTACTACTACTATGTTACACAGCATAAATCTAGCAACATTTATAATATACAAAAGGTCTGATCGGTACGACGACTACGATAGCTATAGTACTAACTGGATAGTTTCCCGTAGCAAGCTTAGCTTGCAGAGGGTCAGAGCCCCTTTGGGGGCTCAACCTTGAAGGCCATAAGGTCATCTGAATCGGAAACAGATGCATCTTCCGTCGATTTCACCGATCTTCGATCGTCTGCACGCACCACATCTAGGGAAGATCTAGGTTTTTCTATGCCGCTTCGCTCAAGACCGATCTTTGATCGGTCTAAGTTGGAACCGAAGGTTCCTGACGGCTCCGAAAAACCTCCAATTGTAGTTATATCTTCTTCACGAGATTTTTACCCCAAAAAGATTTTAGACCGGTCGTTAACTTTTCGGGTTCTCGAATAGATTCATCGACTTTTTGTAAAATCGCCATTTTTTGTTCGGCGGAATCTCTACGATGTTCTAATAAATCGATTCGATCATCATCTGCATCATCTATGTGATTAAACAAAACGTCATCATCGTCTTTTTCCTCCAAATCTTTCATTTCAAAATAACGTATCAAGGTTCTCATATATCGATCAAAAGATTGACTCACATCTAAAGTAATAATAGTTTCTGGATTATCTAACAGATCACTTGTGATATTTGAAATGCGATTCTTATATTTCAATATTTTCTGTAAATGTTTCTCGTTCTCGATATGCTTGGTCGGATCATTTTTTTCCACATATTTTTTGTATTGATTTCTATTCATTAAAAAATCAAGGGTTAATTGATCAATATGATTATTAATAATTGGTTCTCTGTTCTCCATAATAAAAAATATGTATATATTTTATTTTCTATTTTTCTTTGTTAATTCTCTCTGACGCTTTTTCTCTTCTTGTTCTCGTTTCTTGGTTTCACGTTTTCTCATTTGTTCCTGTTCTTTCATCTGTTTTTTATGGCGCTTATCAAGTTCTCTACGTTCTCTCTCTTCTTCTTTAGATTTTGTTTTAGAAACTAAATGTTGTTGAGTATTAACAAGATCATCCACAATCTTAGATCGATATTTGTTGACCAAGTTTTTCAAAAAATCGTGCTCAACTCCTCGTTTTTGGTCTTTAAGTGTTTTACGTAACATTTTCTTTTCTTGATTGATTTGTTTCATACGTTGACGTTCGTTTCCTATCATATTTTTCACCGTTTTACGTATTTTGTTGTAACGTCGGGTTCTCTTTTTCTCAGCATTAGTGATGGATTCTTTCAAAATTTTTTCGGATTGGTTATTCTCTTTTCTCTTTATACGTATCATCGCACCATATTCTTTTTTTTCATCTCGTAAGGTCATATGAATCACACTACGTTCTTGTTCGTTCAAATCCGTTTTAAGCATATGTTTTAAATGTTCCATACGTTTTTTATAATTAACCGTGAGGTTCTTGAGTTGTTCGTGAAGTTCGGCAATTTCCTTGTTATAGTTTTCAATTGCCAGGTCATATTTATGAATAACAGGGTGTTCGTGAATGTTCTCATCTAAGGTTGTTTTATCTCCTACTTTCACTGCACATTTCTTTCTTAATTGATATAATATAGAACCTTGATACCGTTCGTACTCATCCCCATACTTTTCGATATTTTGTTTTACTTCGGCAAATGCGGTCTTTTTCATTTGTCCTCGTTCTTTGATACGTTCTCTGATTTCTTTAATTTTATCACGGATATGTTGTACTTGTTCTTTGGCGATTGCTACCATTTCACGGATATTGTTATTCACCACTTTGACACATTGGCTCTTAGGACGACCCTCTAAATCACCACAGATATCGTCTTTTAAGAAGGCAAATGTTTGGGCATTGGTTTCACCAAGTTCTCCTTCTAGCTTCTTGGTTTCTTCCTGGATTTGTTGTTTTAGATCTGAAACATTGGTATCTAACATATTCTGGACTAACTTTTTGTCAAAACGTTCGGCCATTTTGATGTCTTTAATAATAGGAGTTTCTATGTGATGAATTTGGGGTTGGGAGAACTGTCGGGCATCTTTTTCACGGTTCAAATAACTAATATATCCGGCAATATCATCCAAATAAAGAGAACGTCCGTGTTCAGTAAATTCGCCTTTTTCGTTCAAATATTTGGCAGAAAAATTGGAAAAATCGGCAGGCATTTGTTCGCTGGCCGGTTTCAACAGATTCATCAATTGTATTAGTTCCATCGGATCTTTGGTAATCGGTGTGGCGGTCATTAAGAGAACTTTTACTGAATCCGCACCCGAAAATTGGTAAGAATACATAAGTGCATTATGAAGCGCATTCATATCAGGACGTTCAATGCTAGATAGATCGTCGCCCCCATAGAGCTTATGAGCTTCGTCAATAATTAACAGGGTTTTACGTAGGGGATCTTCGTGACCATTGATTTTGACTAATTCGTCATATAATGCGTTTTGTTTAGAAACCAAATTGGAGAACTGTTTGTAGGACATTGGTCTTATTCGCCAGGCTTTGGACAAAAGTCGCATACGTTTTTGCTGATCTGTGGGCATCTGCAGATGTGATTTTTCAATCTGGTGGCGGATACTTTCGTTGCATACTTGGTCAAACATATTTTTCCATATATCACTTTTTAACGTGGTACGTGTGACCCAAAGGATTGTATACCCATTTTTCTCGAAATTTTGAGTGGCCGCTGCAATTGCGCTGCAGGTTTTACCTGTACCTACAGAATTCCATAACAACATACCTTTTAGGGGATTAATGGGAGCAAAATAATGGCGGATAAAATCTTGGGTAGGACTATACTTGATAAGTTCTCCCCCTGCCCCGCCTTTTTTTGCACCATTGTCAGCACACAAGTTCTCCATTTTAACTGGATCCCAAGCAAATTCACCAAAATTTTGACGAATATATGCAGCCATTTCCAGATGGCCAAGTTTATGTTTGTCTTGTTTATTAGAATTATTTATTACGATTGGAGAACCTGGTCGAATAACCATTTTACGCTTTTTATGAACCATAGGTTCAGTGCCTCCATATAACACTTCAACATCATCTTTTACGTGTTCATCAATTATAGCACGATGGTGTTCTTCGTCATCATTGACCGAAACAAAGGGAATTGAAAAACTATGAACATTTTTGTTCAATTCGTAATCGACTGCACCGACCACAGTAGTTCTCTCCAAATCGTGTGCGAAATTCAATAATTTCATATCTAAATCCATTGCTTTTAAATAAAGATCCATAGTCGTCTTTGCACCCATAAAAGAACCCTGTAATGATTCTGGAATCTTAAGATCATAAACAAATACGTGTAATGGCCATCCCTGATGTGGGTGGAATTCTAATCCTTTTTGACCACAAGTTCTCGTACCACGTCCGATTACCTGTTTTTGATCCGCAGGAACTGTAGATGGTTCGAAAATATGGATATATTTGATATCAAACAAATCAATCCCTTCTTTAAATCCACTATCTAAAATAATAAATCGTACAAGTTCTCCGTGAATGTTCTCAGGACGTTGGTTGAATTTTTTCAACATTTCTTTTTTCATACTAACATTGATTGGTTGATCATAAACACCTACAGAAGATAAAATATAAAAATTGTTTTGTTTTGTTTTGTCGAGAACCTTATCATCAAGAAGAGTTATTTTTTGATATTTTTTAGATCCCTTACCTCCTTTCATACTATCTTCGGCAGTAAAATTTGCTTTTAAATCTCGCTCATTAATTTCCTTTACAGACATTTTTGGTTTTTTTTCATCTAATTCTTCTAGTTCTCCTACTGGAAATTCGTCTTCCTCTTCCTCTTCCTCTGGAGATTTTGTATCTTTTTTTAGGGAACGGACTGGCGAAGCCATCGCAGAAGATATCTTAGTTGACCCTGCAGTGTAGCCTAGATTATACCCTTTTGCCATAAATGCCGATGCAATAAGTTTGGCTCCATAAGTACTTGATTTCAAATCTGAAAATATAAAATGTTTGAATAATTTCCCGTATTTTTGCTTATCTTGACGATCCAATTTTTCTATATTTTTCATCAACGCGTCTAACTTTGGAGAAGAATCAGGCATATCCTTTAGAAACGTTTCAGGTTGGAAGCGTTCGTCATCAAATTTGTAGATCGGAGAACCTAGACCCCAATTCGACCTTTTACGAACACACGTAGGATTGTAAGACAATATACCATTTTCAGTAATAAGTTTTTCTAAATTGTCGGCTTTATCTTCTGATTCCTTTAGTGCTTTTTCTTTTTCTTCCATATCTTGCTTAGTATTATCAACATTCATATTATTCTATAGAATATACCTATAAATTAAGGGAGCAGGGAACCTGCTCCCTTAAAAAATATATTATAATATATTAACGATATGGCAGGATTAGTTTATACCCAACCATCATTTGCAGGCCGACCTACAAGTTTTAAAGTATTAGGTGGCCCTTTCAACGGCTATTCTACTATCCAAACGATTAATGCGTATAATAATAGTAGCGATGTTATGACACGTAAAGTTCTCACCAAGTCTTGGAACACACCTTATGCAACAGGAAATGTGAATGGTAAAAATCGTGTTGCTACTCCTTTTCGCGCTATAAACAATTTAGGCGACTTTTTAGATCGTCAAAATTATGTTTGTGGTGGTTCGAACCAAGTGAACGCTAACAAGCCTGGGTGGAAAGGACATATTGGATCCATCATTTCTCAGTGTGATGGAACCGGTGTTCCGGCTTCTGTTTGCAACCCACGCTTTGTCGCTGATTCATCTGACTATACCACTTACAAAAAACAACGCGCAATGAATCGTAATTACAATGACTTGAAACAAGGTGGAGATGAAAATAAGTCTGAGCAGACTTCTTATATGCGCCACTTTTAGAGCATAAAGGATAAAATATGATTATGATATATACGTCATAATCATAAATGTCTATTAAGAATATTCAAAATACACCTGTCTTCATCAGAACCGAAATCAACAATGGTTTATTAAAAACGCAAAATGCTATGCCCCAAAAAGATAGTACGAGTGATAATCAAAGCTCATTTAGTGCAGATCGTCGGGCATATTATCATACATCAACTTTGAAACCTAAAATCACTGCACTCAATCCGCCCCATCTTGGTATGGACAACCGTACTGTGTTTGACGGAACCCATACTGCAAAACAAAAACAATGGTATGGTAATCGGGATGCTAGTGAAGTTACTCGACGAAACCGTGTGCAAGGAGTAGGTTTAGGGACATTTAATGCGACAGGTCAGGCAATGAGTTTTGAAAGTCACGCCAATGTAAATACAGTAAACAGTGCATTGAACCGTGTAAGGGGGGGTGGGGCTGTCGCACCTCCCAAAAAGGCACAAAATACTCATAACGCGTATGGACCGGGCCCTAAGAATATTCCGTTGGTTCCAGTGATGAAAATAGTAAATGGATTCAAAGTGCCACCCACCAAATATTCGGGTCCTCTTAATGGCAATACTGTGTGGAAATATCAGAACCAAAATACACCCTAAAAAATGATATAAAAAATGTTTTGTATCATAATAGAATGGAGTACGAGCTTCCTAGCAAAGAGAACTACACGATTTATTCAAAAAGCGGATGTGGTTATTGCATTAAAGCCAAACAATTGCTGATTAATGAATCGATTGAAGTAGTTGATTGTGACGAATATTTGATCGAAGATAAGCCCGCGTTTTTAGAGTTTATGAAGGGATTGATCGGACAAGAATACAAAACATTTCCGATGATTTTTGATAAAACAGGAACATTTATTGGGGGATTTAAGGAATTACAAGCTGCTTATAAAAAACAGAAAGACGATTTTCCCGACCCATTTTCGATGAACTTTACAAATAAATGATCTTTCTTTAGCAGCAAAAGCTTCTAGAACATTTGATAAAAATATATTTTGAAAAAAAGGAATATAAACATATTGAGCGTAATATGTTTATATGTCTAGCACTACTGCATCAAAGGGCCGCGCTATTGGTATTGATTTGGGTACTACCTACTCGTGTGTGGGAGTTTGGCAAAATGATCACGTGGAAATTATTGCCAACGATCAAGGTAATCGTACGATGCCCTCTTACGTTTCTTTCACGACAGACGAGCGACTCATCGGAGAACCTGCCAAGTCTAGTGCTGCTAACAACCCAAAAAATACGGTATTCGATTCCAAACGTTTGATTGGTAAGAGTTACAATGACGAAAACATTCAACGTGTAATGAAACACCTTTCTTACAATGTAATTGACAAAGAAAACAAGCCTTTCATTGAAGTCGAATATAAGGGAGAGACCAAGGTGTTTTCACCGGAAGAGATTGCTGCTATGATTCTTGGTAAGATGAAAGAGGTTGCTGAGGCTTTTTTGGGTGAGGACGTAACAGATGCTGTTGTAACTGTCCCTGCTTATTTCAATGATTCCCAGCGTCAGGCGACCAAAGATGCTGGCACCATTGCTGGTCTCAATGTACTCCGTATTATCAACGAACCAACAGCAGCAGCAATTGCCTATGGTCTCGATAAAAATAATAAAGCAGAAAAAAATGTTATCATTGTGGATTGTGGAGGTAAATGTCCTGCTTCCTGTGGTGTAAACCCACTTGTTGAATGTTATTAAAACATTTTACAGAATCTGGTGAATTGCTGGAAACTCCTTAAGCTTTTCCTACCACAACGTAGCGGGTGACTGCAAGCGTGAAGGTCTAAAAAAGGTAAAAGATTGGACAATCAGCAGCCAAGCAAGTTAGTGATAACTTGAAGGTTCAACGACTAGAAAAAGTAAGGTTATTAACCAGAAATTTCCACGAGTGCCAGAGTTTAATTGTTAAATTATTAAGTTATACCAAAAATGGCGTAAAGAATAAATCTCTATACTATATATATGCAGCAAAAAGTTTTGGAATCCATAACCGATATTAAATTAAAATCTACAAATGAATCTATTCCCATAAAAACAAAACGATTAGAGTTTGAAACAAGTAAATATTCTTCTAAGAAGGATTCTATTTGGCAAGTTTATATAAATGATTCTCGAATTGTAAAAAAATCAGATATAATTATTTCATATAAATGTTCTGAATGTGAAAATATTAATCAAGTTTGCACAACACAATTTCTTCGTAAAATAAGAAACTGTAATGGTAGATGTTATCACTGTGCTCTTAATACTTTAAATTCTACACCAGAACATAATAAACCAACCAATAAACCCAAACCTGTAAAATTATCATTAATTGAATTTCACGAAAAAAGCATTAAAGATTTTGACTCTTATCCAGATGAATATAGGCACGCCTATATATTGTCACATTTATCAGAAGAAGATTTTGAAAGATTAAAGCCAAAAATTATTAGCATTTGTAATGGTAAATATACAAATATTGATAATTTTGATTATTGGAGTATTTATAAAGTGAATAACCAAATGGCATTTTCTTCAGTTTTATATGATAAAGTAAATAAAATCATATTAAAGGCTAATCAGCCAATTTTAAAATGTGATATTTGTGACAAAATATGGAGAGCAAAATCATTAGAAGGATTTAAAAATGCTCATAAAGTTTTATGTAATGATTGTAAATTATGCAATAGTACATTCAAACTTCGTCCTGCAGTAAATATCAATAATGATAAAATAATGTATCAGTCAAAATTAGAAAAAAAGTTTATTGAATGGTGTGGAAATAATAATATTTTGGTAAAAAATGGTCCTATTGTTAATTATAAATTTGATGGAAAGGATAAGATATATAAGGTAGATTTTGAAATTAAGAATTTTTTGATAGAAATAAAAGATTTTCATATTTGGCATAAAAACCAAGTTGAAAGTGGAAAATGGAAAGCCAAAGAAGATTCTGCTAGAGAATATGTAAAAAAAAATGAATATATAGATTTTTTTATGATTACGCCACAAAATTGGGATGAATATACAAATAAAATAATACAATTAAATAAGATATAGTCTGACCTTACGTGAAAGCGTAAGAAACAATGATTTAAATTTCATTGTACCAACAATGTGCGTGGGGACGCACGATGTGTCTATTATTTCCATTGATGATTCTGTATTTGAAGTAAAAGCAACCGCAGGTGACGGATTTTTAGGTGGGGAAGATTTTGACACCAGAATGGTAGAGCATTTTTGCACAGAATTTCAAAGAAAGCACAAGAAGGATTTGCGAGAAAACAAACGTTCGATGCGTAGACTCCGCACTTCTTGTGAAGGTGCGAAACGTACCCTTTCCTCTTCTACAGTGGCAAGCATTGAGATCGATAGTTTGTATGAGGGTATTGATTTTGCTAGCAGCATTACTCGTGCTAAATTTGAGAATCTCTGTGATGATATTTTTAAGCGCATTATGGCACCAATTGATCAAGTATTAAGTGATTCCAAGCTTTCTAAGAGTCAGATTGATGAAATTGTTCTTGTAGGTGGTAGTACCCGTATTCCCAAGATTCAACAATTATTGACCGAATATTTCAATGGCAAGGAGCTATGCAAGTCCATCAACCCTGACGAATGTGTCGCCTACGGAGCAGCGGTTCAAGCCGCCATTTTAACAGGTGTCAAGGACGAGAAGATTTCGGATCTACTCTTGTTGGACGTATGTCCACTTTCTCTAGGTCTCGAGACTGCTGGTGGTGTGATGACCAAACTTATTAATCGTAATACGACGATTCCTGCCAAGAAATCGCAGACCTTTTCCACCTATTCAGACAATCAACCCGGGGTTCTTATCCAAGTGTTTGAAGGTGAACGTGCTATGACCAAGGATAACACCTTGTTAGGTAAGTTTCAACTGGAGGGCATTCCACCAATGCCCCGTGGTATGCCACAAATTGAAGTGGTCTTCGATATGGATGCTAACGGAATTCTCAACGTGAGTGCGTGTGAAAAGTCGACAGGTAAGTCACAAAAGATTGCTATTAAAAATGACAAGGGCCGACTTTCTAAGGAGGATATTGAGCGAATGGTGGAAGAGGCGGAGCGATTTGCCAAAGAAGATACAGAACAAAAAGAACGTATTGAAGCGAAAAACAGTATGGAGGAGCAGATTTATCGGGCCAAGAGTAATCCTTCTTTAGAAAAAGCTAGTGAGGATGCTAAGAAGGAATTTAAGGATTTGATCACCGAATACGATACCTGGCATTTAGAGAATCCTGGTGCTTCCAAGGAGGAGTTTGAGACCAAGACCAAGGAAATGAACGAGGCAGTCCAGGCATTTATGAAGACAAATGGATTGACCGAAGAAGCACCACCACCTACCGAAAGTATGGAGGGTATGGATAGTGAGGCTGCCAAGAAAATGGCCGAGGAATATTTGAATAAGATGGGAAAAGAAGCACCGGTCGACACTGATCAAAAGACGGAAACTACTAGTAGTGAGCCACAAATTGAAGAGATAGATTAAGGGAACCGTAGGTTCCCTCAAACGGCCCTATTGGCCGTTCCAGGTTGAGCCCTTTCAGGGCTCGGACCTTATGATCCCTCCTTTAATTCCAAAAAACGGAGATCATAAGAGCAGAATTTATGGAAACGTATAAACGAAACACGTTTGTTTTTGTAAATAAATTTATAAAAAATTTTTAAAAATGTCGAAAAAAAATGCATTTTGTTTGATAACTGTAAAACCAAACAAAATATGGGTAGAATTATTGGACACAATGACCAATGATTACGACGTATTTATCGTATTGGATGATTCAACCAACATAGATCATATTAAAAACGCTTATAAAAACATTGTGTTTATCCAATTCAATGACGAAGAGTGTAAAAGCGCAGGATATTGGGATTCGAGTTTTATGGTGAAAAAGAATCCTTCCGGTTGGGACAAGGCCCTTTATTATTTCTGCAAACATAACACGAATTATGACCATTATTGGTTTTGTGAAGATGATGTATTTTTTTATAATGTAAATACGATCAAAAATATCGATTTTTTTCATAGAAACGGTGATTTATTATGCAATGAAATAGAAATAAATAACGAGGGTTACAAATCGAATTGGCACTGGCAACAAGCCGTACCTTATTTTTCATTACCTTGGGCTAAAGGTATGGTATGTTGCTGTCGACTATCTAGACGTCTTTTAGATCGAATTGTAGAATTTGTAAAAAAACATAACAAATTAACGTTTATTGAGTGTTTGTTTCCAACTTTAGCTCTAGATTTGAACATTGAAACACCCAACGAATTTTCTACTATTCATTGGCGTAATGATTGGCCAAATTTTCAATTAAACCCTACTCTCTTGTACCATCCGTTTAAAAATATAGAAGATCATACCCTTATTAGAAAAACAGGGAAATTATCTAGACCCATCAACAAAAAAAAATGGTTTTCGTTTTAAAAAAAAATAATAAAAAATATCCCGTGCTAATTTATAGTATAAAATGTACAAATATTTAGTAGAGTTTTTAGGAACTACCTTTTTCGTTTATATTATCTTAGCTACTGGAAATCCTTTGGCGATTGGTGCTGCGTTAGCATTAGCTATTCTTTTGACCTCGAATATTTCAGGAGGACATATTAACCCCGCGGTTTCCATTGTGATGGCCTCTGCAGGAAAAATCCCTGTTTCCGACTTGGTCCCTTATATTTTAGCACAAGTATTTGGTGGTCTAGTGGCACTCGAGATCTATAAACGTTTTAAGATTTAACATCATTCTCCGTCGATAGCCTCAGAACCACCGAAGGTGGTTCAAGGTTGCAAGCTTCGCTTGCTGACCCGTTAGGGCTATCTATGGAGAATCGCCGTTTTGCGCCACCTGGCGGTTCTGTCGGGGTTCCTTCGGAACCCAACCTGGAATCCCTTCGGGATTCCTTGGCAAAACGTCCATCCAACAATATATAATCGATTACATATTCCATAATCTTATTGAAGGTTTTGCAAAGCCGCTAGGCGGTGCAAAACCTAGATCATCCTTAGATGTAACCGATCGAAGATCGGTGAAATCGACGGATGATGTATTCTCGTAACAGTTCGTAACATTCTTCTTTACTTAATTTTTCTACAAATTCTTGCTGATTATCATTCAAAACACGCATATTTCGGATACTATCAATTATACCGTAGAATAATTTACGATCCGTCATTTATATACTGTTTTCCTAGATTAGTTTAATTAACCGTAATTTTACTGCATAATTGCAGTAAAATAGTATTGTAATTAGAAAAATACAATACTATTTTGTTTTCTGTATCATACGAAACACGACAAATAGAGCAACAATTGAAATAGATCCAACATAAAATTGCGTAACCCTGTCCATTTTGTGTTGTTTTTGCTCTTTTATCTCTGTTTTGGGCAAATCCGCCCAAGAATCTACATAGACATTATCATCGGTTTTACTTTCGAGAACCAAATATTGATCCCTCTTTTTTTTGATAATAACGGGTATTTCTTTGTCGGAATTAGATTGGTCGACGTATGTGGTAGTTAACGAGGACAATGGATTCACACCAGAAGAATTACCTATCGATTGTTGAAATTCACCGTCATTATAATATGGTTTTACCTTAGATAAATCATTACGACCTTCTTTTAAACAGGGGCATTGTTTTACGCTGGGTAATGGACGATTAGCTAAAGCTAAATTACTATTATCTAACATTTACACTTATATTAGTTCTCGATTTATTTTCAGGATACGAAAAATTGATTTAAAGATAAGATAAATTATAAATGTAAAAAGTTACAATGCCTGAGATGTTTACATTACTAAATAATTCACATAAGTTTACGACTGAGTTTGTCAAACAACAATTCGAAAGGGGTATTCGTCCAATCGATAAAAATTCTACTATTGAAAATGTGATGATCAAGGCAATATTCGGGAACTGTAGTAATAATCCTTTCGTTAGCATCAATGATGTGGTGATTGTATGTGATGGTACGATTTATAACAGCGAAAAACTCTTTGAAGAACTAGGGATTGAACCGGAAACCGAATACGACTACGAAATCATTGTCCATTTGTACATACGTTATGGTATTGAGACTGCACTGAGACTTATAGACGGAATCTATGCATTTGCCATTTTGGATCATCGTCTGTCTAGCATTAATGAAGAATTAGACTCCACTATGTATGTTGCAAGGGATCCTTACGGTGTCAAACCAATGTATTTATTACATCCTAATACGAAAAATATTATGATTGCATATAATAAATCTGCTGGTGATATTTATGCATTGTCTAGTAATTTGGATATGCTGAAAGGGTTTGAAGAAGAATTGAATGTTATAGAACATCCAGAAAATGATTCACTGATTGTGAAAGGTAAACCTAAGAAATGTTATTATGTTATTGATACAATTTTACCGGGAACTTATAGTGTTTTCGAGCAAAAATTTCGCGTATTGGCTTCTTGGCGATTTATTCGACACCAGATTCCTTACCATATGTGTCAACTAGGTCTAGGCACGAACAATACAATTGATGCGAATAAATTGCTTCAAGAAGCTGTAGTTAAGAGAATTGGTCGGGGGGCGTTTACGCCTCCAACTACTAACTTAGTAGATGACCTACGGTCATCGGATAAGTTTGGCAATAAACCTGTAAGTATGATTTTGACAGGAAACTATGAGGGGTTTATGACAGCAGCAATCGCTAATGAAGAATTAAATGATCAAGAAAAATATGTAAATACGTTTAGTTTTCAATCATCCACAGATGATGTTCAATTAGTTACTGATATTCTTAAGACAAATCATACAGTGGTTACTGTTACTGATGCGGACATCGAAAATGAAAAAGAAAACATTGATCCGGCGTTTGCGGATCAGGTTGAATTATGGTTAATGGCAAAAACGATTGCCCGAGTCGCTCCCAATTCCGTCGTTTTCTTAGAAATAGGTATAGATAAATTGGATCATCTTTTCGAATCCGATAATCCGTCTCATATTGATTTTCAAGATCGATTGCTCTATTATTTCAAATCGATCTGTTCGGATCGTTTGAACAAGATTTCCAAAATATTTTGGCACCACGGCTTAGAAGTGCAAATCCCTTGGTTAGATAACGCACTAGTACAACACTTTGTTACCAATTGTAAAGATGTCAAATTTACATTTAATCCTGTAGGTGTCTATGGGAATAAATTATTACCTGAAGAGCTGTTTATCTAATTAAGGGAACCAAGGAGCAGGGAACCTACGGTTCCCTCAATCGCCCGAAGGGCGATCCAGGTTGAGCCCCTGCGGGGCTCGGACCCTGCGACCCCTCCCTTTACTTAGGTAACACAATTATGTTACCTAATAAGATAATATAATTAATGGAGGGGGGTCGCAGGGGTCAGAGGGCCTTTGGCCCTCAACCTTGTTGAGCTTCGCTCAACTTAGGGAACCTACGTCTAAAAACGCTTCGCGTTTTTAACCCCCTACTTAAGATCCCTCCTGTAATAGAATGTTTTCTAATTATCCTGTTTGTCTATCCACTTTTCCATAATAGCATAATCGAGTTGATGTTTGGTTTTACATATTTTTATTTCCTTAGTAAATTCGTCAATAAATCCAAGAGTTAAAATATTAACTCCAAAAATTCCTTCGTGATAATATATTCTATACATTTCGTCCTCCCACGTAATTTTCCTAACATATTTTGTGTTGATAAGTGAATTTGTAAATTTGATAAAACGCGACATAATATTATTGTTTGTAATAATAATAATATTTTTCATTATTCAATTTTGCAGAAATTAACCTCTATTCTGGGGTAGGATGCCCCAGGGCATCCTACCCAAATAAGGTACCGCCTTATTCTGTTCTTATTTGGTAAGGAATCGCACTTGTGCGATTCATCAATTAAATAATCCCAGAATAGAGGTTAAATAATCCCATAATAAAAGTTAAAGGAGGGATCTTAAGGGAACCATTGGTTCCCTTAATTTAGAATTCCGCATTAAACTCGAAAATGTCTTTGGTAACCGTCTTGTTAGCCAACGCGTACTCCGAATTGGTACGTTCAAAGAAATTCACTTTTGATTCAATACTAATCAATTCCATAAAATCAAACGGATTCGCGGAATTGTAGATCTTATCATATCCTAACTGTAACAACAATCGATCCGCAGTAAATTCAATATATTGTGTCATCAATTTGGCGTTCATACCAATCATACGACAAGGGATGGCCTCAGTAATAAATTCTTTTTCTATTTCTACTGCTTCACTAATGATATCAACTACTTTCTTTTTAGGTAATTTGCGCACCAATTTGGAATAGAGTAGTACCGCAAATTCAGTGTGGAGTGCTTCATCCCTCGATATGAGCTCGTTCGAGAACGTAAGTCCAGGCATAAGACCACGTTTCTTAATCCAGTAGATGCAGGCAAAAGAGGAAGAGAAAAATATTCCCTCGACAACTGCAAATGCAACCAATCGTTTGGCAAAACTACTGCGTTTATCATCTAACCATTTTTTAGCCCAATTGAATTTTTTTGTTATGCAAGGATAATTGGTGGTGGCTTCAAACAATCTTGTTTTTTCATCGTCATCTTTTATGTAAGTATCGATCAAAAGGCTGTACATCTCCGAGTGAATATTTTCTATGGCAATTTGAAATCCGTAAAACGCACGAACCTCGGAACTTTGCACATCATTCATAAAACGCACTGCCAAGTTCTCGGTTACCACACCATCCGATGCCGCAAAAAATGCTAGCACCATTTTTATAAAATTTCGTTCGTCTTCATTTAATCCGTTCCAATCTTTCAAATCCTGAGCTAAGTTGACTTCATTTACTATCCAGAAACTATCAATCGCACGTTTATACATATCCCAAACATCGTTGTATTTTACTGGGAACATTACGTAGCGGTTATCATCAGGAGTAAGAAGGGGTTCAACGAAAGTCGGCTCGGACATTTTGTACTAAATAATATACTCGTTAGATTTTTATCTCCTTTTCAATAATTATTTTTGTAAAAATACCTTGCTATAATATACGCAAAATACTAAATTAAAATATATGTGGGGACTCTGTAAATATAAAAACGCCTTTGGAGAACCGAACACTGGATTAAGAAAATATAGAATTTTTGATATTGCTATACTTGATACTGCTGTTGTTATTGTTATTGGATTCCTGATTTCGTGGCTTTTCAAGTGGAATCTATGGATTACTTTAGGAGGATTGTTTTTGTTGGGTATTTTCACACATCGAATATTTTGTGTGCGAAGTGGTGTGGATAAATTATTATTCCTTTAAGGGAACCGTAGGTTCCCTTATGATCCCTCCCTTAAAAACAAATGTATTTTGTAAATTATGTTAGCTGTTCTGTTATCATAATCTAGCTAATTAAAAGGAGGTGCCCTTAGGGAACCTACTGTTCTATGTTCACTAGAAATAATAATAATAGTTTATATAAAACATATCGATGTTTCAAAATCTCGACCTCTCGGACAACCTCGGCGATTTTCGTATTGAACCTAAGAAACAGCAACGAACACGTAAACCAAGAAAACAAAATGAAAAAGAAATTATGCACGAATATAAAGCCGAGGTTGAAAAGGAGCGGGAGAACTCGATTATGAAACAACGGAAATTGTATGAAAATATGCAATATTTATCCGAAAAAGAAAAAAACAACTTTGAAAACAAAATGACTAGCCCTAAAAACCGCAGCCAAGAGCTATATTGCAGTCTCTTGAAGAAAAAAGACAAAAAAATTGTGGTTGCTACTGGACCTGCAGGAACCGGTAAAACACTTTTTGCTACCGAATATGGTGTTCGTAATTTTTTATTAGGTAATTATGAGAAGCTTATTTTTACACGTCCTTCGGTATCCGTCGATGAAGATCTGGGTTATTTACCTGGGACGTTGGAAGAAAAAATGGCACCGTGGGTGCGTCCAATCTATGATATATTGTATAATTTTATTACCCCTAAAGAGGTAACCGCATTAATCGAAGAAAAAATTATAGAAATTTCGCCTTTGGGATATATGCGTGGGAGAACCTTTAAAAACTGTTGGATTGTTGCGGATGAAATGCAAAATTCGTCTGTTTCTCAAATGAAAATGTTATTAACGCGTTTAGGGGAGAATAGCCGGCTGGTTATTACCGGTGATTTAGAACAATTTGATCGTTGTGGAGAACTGAACGGACTAGACGATTTTTTAAACAAATTTAAAGGAAAACGGTCTTCTAGTATTAGCAGTTTTGAATTTCAACGTAGCGACATTCAACGTGAAGAAGTTGTGAAAGAAGTTCTCGATATTTATGGTGGAGATGTTCCTGATATTTATAATACTATGTCTGATGGATCCGATCGGGGTACTGATTCACCTACCAATAATATCGATTCATAACATATACAAAAATGAAATTTTCCCCCAAAAATTTGCTTAAAATGAAATACAATTTAAATCCTATTTTGCATAATCGCGTTGTTCTTTACTTTATTGCATTATTAGCACTCGGTGATGTAGTTTATTTTTTAGGAATCAATGATATTACCTCTTTTGTAATATTACTATTAGTAGGAATTTTAACCTCCTTTTTTAGCAAAAATATGATTGTTATTTTGGTAGTTGCTATGGTAATAGCTCATATTGTTAAATATGGTAGTGCAGCATATGTTAGTGAAGGTATGGAGAACCAAGATGAAGATGTCAAGGAACCAATTGACTCTAAAGACTCTAAAAAACCTGATAAGAAAAAATCCAGTGAAAATCCAGTAAAAAATGATAAAAAGGATGATAAGATAAAATACGCCGACTTGAAAGAAGATTACAAAGACTTTCAAAATGTTCAGAGCGAGATTGTAAATACTATGAAAAACATTGACCCACTCTTGGAAAGGGCGGAATCGTTCATAAATAAATTTGAATCATATAAAAAACAAGAAGGAATGAAAGGTAAATAGCAGGGTAAAAGAACCCAAAGGGTTCTCAACCTTGAAGGCCCATAGGGCCTTCTTAGGAACCTACGTCTAAAAACGCGAAGCGTTTTTAACCCCCTGCGACCCCTCCCTTAATTATATTATCTTATTAGGTAACATAATTATTTATTATTACACCTTTTTACATTTCAAATGCCTAAGAACGGCAAAGCCGTTCAAGGTTGAGACCCCTACGGGGTCTCTGACCGATTATTCATATATGAGTTATATGAATAATTACTTGTAAAATTTTCTTATTTTACGGGTTTTGTTCTTTTCTACATATTTTTCCAGTCGTTCATATGCTCCTTTGAATATATTTTCGTATTTTTCACTTGGTATTTCACTTATAACCTGTTCCATATTCTGTTTCAAATTCATCATCCGCCGATAATTCTCGTAGAGAATTATCTAAGGATGATCTAGGTTTCCCTCTGCAAGCTTCGCTTGCTACGGGAAACTCTCCAAACTTCTCCTCAGCAGCCCCTATGGGGCTGCAAGGTTGGGACCTTCGGTCCCTACGAACCACCTTCGGTGGTTCAAGGTTGCGAGCTTCGCTCGCTGACCCGACCGGTAGCGAAGCCACCTTCGAAGTTAGTAGTTGGAGGCTTTCAGCCCCCTGACCAATTTGCCACAGTTCTGCATATTTATTCACAAAACCTATCATCATATCCGAATAAGTGTTATAACGTCCAAAGTTCGGAAATCCGATATTGTGGTGTTCGTATAGATTAACAGCACTATCATGGACAGCATATTCGTTTGTAGAATTATTTACAAAAACATTGTGACAATGTAAATCTATACGGAAGCCAGAAACGATTGTCCATTCTTCGTCTTGAATCATTTCACTAGGTTGATTACATCGATTTTTCAAATGTTTGATAATAAAGGCATGAACATCTTGTATAGTTTTACAACCTTCTACATTCGTCATTCGAACAGTGTTTATTTTATCCATCTGAAACAACATAACATCTATTTTCTATATATTATTTTACACTCTTGAATAATACAATGGATGATAATTTAACATGGTCAGTATATGGGAGAACTATTTATGACCATAAATGCAAAGATCTAAAAATATGTCCACATAAATATGATAATAATTGTTATTGTAGCAATTATTTATCAGTTTCTCCAACAATAATAGCAAAGTGTGGATTTTTTTGTGGTGAAAAACTATCAATAAACAAAAAATGTTATATAGGTTTTGGTGAAATATGTTCTATTTGTTTGGATCCTATAATATCAAAAACAACTGCTTGGTTAACTCCATGTGGACATCCATTTCATCGTAAATGTGTAATGAAAAATTATAATTACAGACAAATACGTAACTTGACATTAGAATATACGAATGCGATACCATGTCCCGTATGTAGATATGGACTAATCGAATGCTGTGTTGGATTAGAAAATCTAAATAAATATAATACTGAAAATGGATTAGACAAATTAGAGAACTTCTGGTTACGTATGAATGATTCACAATATTTATCGTGTTACAAATGTAAAAAAGGAATGGGAATGAATTTGTCTTGTGATATTTGTGAATGTTATAGGGAAACAGGATATACATAAAGTTTGTAGGAAAACGCTTAGAACAGCTTTGTATATGAGTATTTGGCTGTTAGGTGCGTTTTTAACCAAAATTAATGATTTATGTAATTATATTGTTCTCATCAACATAAACATTGCATCTACCAAACTCTTCCGGGTGCGAAGCACTCTTCAGAGTTAGTTGTTGAGAAGCAAAGCTTCTCTGACCACAACAATATGCCTCTGTTTTATCAATACCGTATTTAGAACCCGAGATGTGAATTCTGCTGTAAATATCAGAAACATAACGAGGTGTTGGGTGGATAAACAAAGCAGACCACCGGCATTTCAAATTCCGTCTTTCACCACTTCTCGTAAAAAAGAAGTGGAAAAAGTAAGACCATCGTAGGTGAAATTCCTACTATTGGTTTTATACCTTTTTGTATTTTTTTGTCGTGAAAATCGGTCAGAGACCCCGTAGGGGTCTCAACCTTGAACGGCTTTGCCGTTCTTAGGCGTTTGAAATGTAAAAAGGTGTAAAACCCTTATATAAGGGAGGGGTCGCAGGGTCAGAGGGCCTTCGGCCCTCAACCTGGATCGCCCTAGCTACGCTGTGGGTGATTGAGGGAACCGTAGGTTCCCTGCTGCATAACTGCTGCATAAAATTAATTATCTACTTAAACTTTTACTGCACATCGTATGGAGGAGACGATTTTGTCCGTAAAAAATTGCGTATCCTAATGCGATTGCTATCATTGTCATCCAGTAATCACTACCCTTCCTTTTAACAATACCAAGATAGATAGCAGAGACCAAATAGAAAAACAACCAAATAAATCCAAGAATCGAAAGGAAGAGAAACCATAAGCAGAAATCTGAGCTCACCAAAGGACCAAAAATTGTATCAAATAATCCACCCATTATATGTTATCTCTAGAAAAATAATTACCTTTTTGCTAAATAACTCGATATTTACAAAATATTTAATAAAAATAATAAATTTAATATACTATTTAGTGTATTAACCTCTATTCTGGGATAGGGTGCCCCAGGGCACCCTATCCCAAATAAGGTACCGCCTTATTCTCAGTTTATTTGGTTAGGAATCGCACAAGTGCGATTCATAAATTAAATAATCCCAGAATAGAGGTTAACAATCTTATAAATATTATTCTTATAAATAAGATTAAACGTAATTATATTCTATAAAATATAATCAAATTATATACGTGCTGTGTTATATGGAAAATTCAACTATATGGAAAATTATTGACAAATATTTCGTAGATAATCCTAACGTACTCGTAAAGCACCATATTGAATCATATAATGACTTTTTTAAGAACGGTATTTTTCAAATCTTTAAAGAAAAAAACCCCCTAAGAATCCAAACCCAATATGATGATGAAATCGGTGATTATCGTCACCAGTGCGTGATGTATTTTGGTGGTAAATCCGGTGATAAAATCTATTTTGGTAAACCTGTTATTTATGATAACAATGAATCACATTATATGTATCCTAACGAAGCCCGACTACGTAATATGACCTATGGTATGACTGTTCATTATGATATTGAAATCGAATTTATCAATCATCTACGATCTGGAGAACAACCCAATGTTCCTGGTCTCGAATTGATTGAGGGAGGCTTTAAGGAACCACAAGAATTCGAATATATTAAAAATAAAACTACTGTTGACCTAGCAAGAGAACTCGAATTGTCAAAACAATTGGATCGTAAACAACAATCAGGTGGTGGTGAAGAAGAAGAAAAACTTGAACAATCGGGTGGTGCGCCAAACTTATCCGATGACCTATGGTCATCTACTAAGTTAGTAGTTGGAGGCGTAACCGCCCCCCGACCAAAAGGTCCTCCTAAGCGCCGTAAACAACGTAAATTAGATACAGAATTAACTGCTGCGGAAACCGCGCTTTTTCGTGAAGCTATTGAAAAATCTATGGTTGCTCCTAATGTCCAAAAGGAAACAGTTATTTTGGAAAAAATATTACTAGGTAAATTTCCTATTATGTTACAATCCCATTACTGCGTGTTAAGTGGATTACCCCGTGAGATACGTCATACTATGGGCGAATGCCGTAACGATGTGGGTGGATACTTTATTATTGACGGTAAAGAAAAAACCATCATTTCCCAAGAAAAATTCGGCTATAATATGCTCAATGTTCACGAAGGGGATGGTGACGTTGTTCTTTGTGCAGCGGACATAACCTCTGTTTCTGAAAATGTTTCTAAACCTATTCGTTCTCTCTCTGTGCGTATGATGGCACCCACCGCATCCTATACCTTTAAAAACATTGTTGTTAAATTACCGAATGTCCGAGCCCCTGTTCCCCTTTTTATATTATTCCGCGCATTAGGTATCGTAAGTGACAAACAAATCATCACTATGTGTTTGCTCGATCTAGAAAAATACGAATCTTTGATCGATATGTTTGAACCATCTGTCCATGATGCTGGTGGTATTATGACACAGCGTACTGCTTTAAAATATATTGCTAATCTGACCAAATATAAAACTACCGAAAATGCTTTAGAAATTTTGACAGACTATTTTTTACCTCACGTTGGAGAACTTAATTTTATGCAAAAAGCTTATTTTTTAGGTTATATGGTAAAAGAACTTTTGTTGGTTCATTCGGGGATGAATCTACCCACCGATCGTGATAATTACAAATTTAAACGACTAGAATTGGTAGGTTCTCTTCTTAATGATCTTTTTCGAGAATATTATACCATACAAATGAGACAAATCCATTTGTTATTTGAACAAAAGATTACGTATAACCGTGGACTTTATGAAGATAATTTAAAAGGGTTGGTTTATGAGAATTATAAAGAAATATTTAGAGAACGGGTTCTCGAATCCGGTTTTAAAAAAGCATTCAAGGGTAACTGGGGTTCTCAACCACATACCAAACGTGTCGGTGTGATTCAAGATCTTAACCGCCTATCACATAATTCTATGATGAGCCATCTACGTAAAACCAATTTACCCCTGGATTCCTCTGTTAAATTAGTAGGTCCTCGTGCCCTCCACAGCACCCATTGGGGATACTTTGATCCCATTGATACTCCCGATGGAGCGAATATTGGTGTACATAAACATTTATCTATTTCAGCTTATGTTACTCAAGGGTATTCTAGAGAACCTATCATCCAATGGTTGCGTGAAAAAGTTGATATGAAATTAATAGAAGATTGTTCTCCACTCATCCTATCTAGAATGACCAAGGTATTTGTGAATGGACTATGGGCTGGCGCTATTGACATTCCTGTGCAAACGGTGGAAAAAATCCGGCTTTTTCGTCGTAATGGATTGATACCTACCTATACCAGTGTTAATTTTGATATTGGACGTAATACGATTTTTATTTATACAGATGCAGGCCGTATTAGCAGACCTATTTTCTATAAAGATAATGAAACAGGCAAGTACTCCTTTGATGTGGAGAACATTCAAAAGAAATTAGAAGCGGGAGAGTTCTCTTGGAATGATTTAATAAGTGGTTTCAATAAGAAAACAATTAAGGGACCTTTTTTATCTAAAATATATGAATTAAATGAGCTATACGAGAACATTGATAGCGAGTCTAATCCTGCCAAATTAAAGCGATTTTTAGATGAAAAGGCGATTATTGATTATATTGATGCTAGTGAATCCGAAGGCGCGATTATTGCGTTCTCCAAAGACCTACCAAAAACATTAGAAAATAAAGAAACAAGGGTTCTCAATAGTCATCTAGAAATCCACGAATCATTTATTTTTGGAATGATGGCCAATCTTATTTGTTTCCCCGAGAACAATCCTGCTGTTCGTAATTCGTTCTCCTGTGGTCAAAGTAAACAAGCTTGTTCTCTTTATCATACGAATCACCAAGTACGTATGGATAAAACCGCGGTTGTTTTGGTGAATGGTCAAGTTCCCCTTATTAAAACTCGATATATGGAACATATCAATCATGAAGAAAATACCTACGGTGAGAACGCAATTGTTGCAATTATGTGTTATACTGGCTACAATGTGGAAGATGCAGTTCTCTTTAATGAAGGAGCCCTAAAACGCGGACTATTCCGTACAACTTATTATACCACCTACGAAACCCACGAAGAAAAAAGTAACACTGGAGGTTCTACCATAGATAAGGTATTTACTAACATTGAATCTGAAGCCAATGTGGTGGGTACCAAACCCGGGTACGATTACAGTAAACTAGACAAATATGGACTTATCCGTGAAAATACTCCGGTAGATGATAAAACTGTATTGATCGGTCTTACTACATCGGGCTCGGACAATAAAGATGTCAAGGTGGATGCGTCCAAGGTACCTAAAAAGGGGCAATTAGGTATGGTTGATAAAGCCTTTATTACAGACGGTGAAGAGGGTTTTCGAATTGCCAAAATACGTATCCGTGAAGAACGAATCCCCAATTTGGGAGATAAAATGGCAAGTCGAACTGGACAAAAAGGAACTGTAGGTCTTATCATTCCTGAAGCGGATATGCCATTCACTAAAGACGGAATTCGACCCGATATGATTATCAATCCCCACGCTATACCTACTCGTATGACGATTGGACAATTGGTTGAATGCATAACTGGTAAGGCTAGTCTTTATTATGGAGGATTTAGTGACTGCACCGCATTCAATAATGACGGATCTAAAATCAAGGTTTTTGGTGAGATGTTAACAAAAGCAGGCTATCATTCGAGTGGTAATGATATTTTATATAATGGAATGACGGGAGAACAATTGGAAACCGAAATATTTATGGGACCTACGTATTATATGCGTTTGAAGCATATGGTGAAAGATAAGATCAATTATCGTGCTAGAGGACCTACCACTGCTCTTTCAAGACAACCTGTTGCCGGTCGTGCTAATGATGGTGGCCTACGTATTGGTGAAATGGAACGTGATGCGGTTATTAGTCACGGCGCATCAGCCTTTTTAAGAGAATCTATGATGGAACGCGCTGACAAATATTATATGGCCATCTGTAACACTACTGGCACAATTGCTATTTATAATCCTGCAAAAAATCTGTTTATGAGTCCTAGTGCGGATGGACCTATTAAATTTGTAGGTTCTATTGATAACCAAGATGTTCGGGTAGAGAAAATAACCAAATTTGGACGTGATTTTAGTGTAGTTTGTGTTCCCTATAGTTTTAAATTATTATTACAAGAATTACAAACGATTAATGTTGAAATGCGAATCATAACGGAAGATAATATTGAACAGTTGGAGAACTTGTCTTATTCTAAAAACATTGAAAAATTAACCCACGTAGACAAATTTGTTTCGAAAACTTATGTTCAAGAGGTGAACAATGTGTTGTTAAAAGCAAATACGTCCAAGGAAATAATTACTAACGAATCACCTGCACCATCGCCATCACCATTTCGTGTTTTGGAAAATCCACTTGAATCACCACAATACATATCCTATGATTTAGACACTGATTCACCGTTTGGTTTCCCCCCTACTCCTTTACCCGGTCAAGGTTCACCCCAAGAAGAATCACCATTGTTTTCACCGACTTCACCTGATATGCCACCACCAATCCCTCCTGCGGTATCCAACGATTTACTTTCCGAACAAGCCCAACAATATAAAACAAGTGATCCGGTTCATCTACGAGGTGATACCATACCTAATCGTGTATGGACTGTTTTTTCAGTAGGCGATCGTATGATTACGATTGATACTGAGAACTTGGAAGGTTTGGCTAGCGGAGAAAATCGTAAGGTGATTACTGCTGCTGAGATTTATCCTGTAGGTGATTATTCTTTTACTGCACCTGGTCAACCAGCACCTGAAATGACGGGAGGGTATGCACAACAACCATTTAATCAAATGGGTCCTATGATGACCGGAGGAATGCCAGCAATAAATTTTAATCCTACCTTTAAAATAATGAATGGTGGTAGCGATTTTTCTACTGAACCCACTGCGAGCGAAATAGTTGGTGGTGGAGCAGCACCAGTAAATAATGTATTTGGATTACCACAAACTCCAGCAACACCTCCACCTTTAATGAGCGGTGGTAGCACAGAAAATAATGCAGAAGCAAAACCCCTTGATTTTAGTAGCTTTTTAATTAAAAAATTAGGAATCTAGTACAAGAACCTACGGTTCTTGTAAGAACTCCCTTGCAAATAATACACCGAGCTTCGCTCGGTGTAACATAAGGTTTACCCTATAAAAATAATTATGTTACCTACTAAGATAACATAATTGAGGGAGGGGGTCTCAGGGGTCAGAGGGCCGTAGGCCCTCAACCTGGATCGCCCAAAGGGCGATTGAGGGAACCGTAGGTTCCCCTGAAAAATTGATTTAAAAGCATCCTGATATATTCTATAATATAATATATAAGAATGGCATCTAAGAGTAACCGCATTTTGAATATTTATAAATCACGTAAAAATATTTTGGATATTTTGTTCGAACAAGATTACAAAGTATCCGACTATGAAGGATTTACGATTAATGAAATTGACGCTATGTATGCGAATACCCAACTGGATATGTTAATCAATCACGATAAAAATGGACGTAAAATCTATATCAAATATTATCTAACAGCAAAGCAAATCCGCCCACAAAACTTGGAAGACATCATTGAAGACTTGTTTACAGTGGAAAATATATTGACCAAGGAAGACACATTGGTTATTATCATCGAAGATGAACCTAATGACACTATTTTGACTAGACTCAAATATTTGTACGATCACGACGGTATTTTTGTGATTATCCATAACATACGCCGACTGCAATACAATCTCTTAAAACATCGTTTGGTACCTGATTGCTATTTGCTAGATGAAAAGGAGCGGGAAGATTTGATGAAAAAATACAATATTAAACAACCAATGCAGTTACCCGAAATTTCTAGATTTGATCCTCAAGCATTGGTAATGTGCTTACGCCCTGGCGATATTTGTAGATTTGTACGTAACAGTGCAACTGCTATGACTTACGATTATTATCGTATATGTGTCTAGGGGGAACCGTAGGTTCCCCCTTATACCCCCTCCTTTTATAGAAGGTTTTATAGACAAATAAAATTATGTTAACTAATAGGCTAACATAATTAAGGGAGGGGTCGCAGGGGGTTAAAAACGCTTCGCGTTTTTAGACGTAGGTTCCCTGCTCCGTAGGTTCTTGTATCAATATATAATAGAAAGGATGTCAGATAAAATTCAAATTGGTTATAGTGCCAATGATTTTTTTTATGCAGAGGCAGATAAAGTCACTATTGCCGGTGATTACAATATTAAACCAACCGACGCCGAATGCAAAGTATTTCTTTCACAAAATTGGGAAGATGGCTCTTGCAATACATATTTTAGTGATAATAGTACTAATTGTATAAAATACGAACTATGTAAAAATAAATTAACTGTTGATGGTGTTAGTTCAAATGATAATAAATATGCTGATTCTATCGAAAAAAATTTTAACAGTAATGACGATCTTAAGAATACTCTATTAAATACGATGAATTTAATTATAGGAATCGGTTTTATATTTTTTGTCATTTACAAGTTACAAGATATGCAAAAAAAAAGATCATAGATATATAAACGTCCTATGACCAGTACCTATATTGATTTTAACCCTAATAATTTTTTTTATGCGGATGCAATGCAACTTAATGCACCATTTTCACCAACAGAATCTAATTGCACCAATTTGAATTCTAAGGTTTTTTTATGCGATCATTCCCACTTTAAAGATACTAGTTTCAATTGTCTCGGACAACAAATGTGTAAAAACAAAGAATTTGTAGAATCGATTGAAACACAACAAAAAAATCATCTTTATGTAGATAAAGAGAAAAATTCTGATGATAATCACGCCTATGATAATTCTTTACTGAAAACTATAAATTTAGGAATAGGCATTGGCATTTTAGTATATTTAACAATGACTGATTGAGGGGTTAAAAACGTAGGTTCTCCTGAAATATATATATTTACATAGTAGTAATGACAGATAATACTATAAATAATAAGCTCAATGCTTCTGCGGATTTTATTAATAAAGGATTATATGATTTTAATCAAAATTATATTTTGTATATTTCTCAATGTACAGGTAATAATGCAAAACAAGCAACATCTTCAGTTTGCGCTTCATTATACGGAAATTTAATTACTTACCAAACTAATGTTAATCAATTACCTGATGAATATCATACATATAATACTCCATTATCCATTCAAGGATTGTATGATGGTGCTAATTTTCTTCCAGCAGGTTCTCTTACTACGAATGATCAACACGATAATATAATGAAAGAATATGACAATGTTACAAAAAAACGTACTGATTTAGATGCAAAGTTGAAAGAATTGTATGATATTCCCGGATCGAAAAGTTTAGATTACAAATACAATTATGATTCTACCGTATACTCTGGTATATTACTTACGATTATTGCCTCAGGAGTTATCTATTATACATTTACAAAATTATAATACAATATACAATACTATTATATTATATCAATGGAACTTACCCAAATTATTCCTATTAAAACAGGAGAAAAATTTACTGACAATACTCTTACTATAAATAAAGACAAAAAATCTATTGGATTTACAGCATCATCATCCTCCTTTTTTTCGGACGCATTTAAACCATTTCAAGCTCTTAATGGAAGTTCAGATGATAAAATTTTTTGGCAAACAAATACTTATCCTAATCCTAACAATCCTAAGCCAACAATTACCAGACCAAAAGTCCCTAATCCGTATACACAGCCTCCTTATATTAGTAGTGATGGAAGTTATCAGGGTGGTGGAAGAAATAATGGCTTTTATTTTTCTACAAACATCAATAATACAACTGGCAATAATAGCATATCTAACGGTGAATGGATACAAATACAACTTCCTAGTCCCATTTTATTAACGTTGTACAGTATTTTAGCCCCTTCACAAAAAGACAAAATAAACTTCTTCCCGCAACAATTTACATTAGCAGGTTCTCAAGATGGTATTAGCTGGAATTACATTGATTATCAAGATGTTAATAATAATGATTATAGCTGTAAAGATCGAAAACCTATCTCGTTTACTGTTTCGAATACGACACCTTATAGTTATTTCCGTCTTATTATAAATAAAATGCCTAACAACAATACGATAGTTAAGATTAATCAATTTAACCTATCTGGAATATATCAAGTAGAATCATTTACTGGAAATCGTGTAGCTGATGTACCAATAAATCCACAGTTTTATGGACCTTATCCTTCTTTAAATACTTTTTCTAGTAATTTTTCCAAATTCTTCATTTCTGAGCCGATGACTGGAGGGAGATTCGGTAGTCATCACTTATCTAGTTCCAGACACGGATATCATCACAGTGAAATTATTAGTAATGGTTCCGCAGGAGAAAAATATGGATCATACGGTGGAGGTCGAACACCGAAACCGTATGTCTCACCGACTTCGGATTTACATCCTCCGTCTCTGCGAAGCGTGAGACTAGAATCTTATTATCCATTGTTATTGGCTGGTGATTCTATCATAGAAAAACCTCTAGAAGATGATAAGTTATTCGTTTGTGGAATAATTATCATTTTAACAGGAACATTTATATATACGATATTTACAAGTAAATAATAAATAATATACTAATATAATAATCATATGGTCGCTAAAATATGGGGTGATGGTCAACAAATGAAACAACAACAACAAAATAACAACAATGAATTGCAAAATAAAATATATATAACAACACAAATATCAGAAATTCAACAAGACATATCAAAACTAACATTAGTTACAAGTGATTGGAAAAAACAATTAGAATCAGAAACGAAATCGAAAGTGTCTGAAAATAAAAATGAACCAGAAACGAAATCGAAAGTGGCTGAAAAAGCTGCCTTGAAGAATACCGACTTACAACTTAAACAACAAATACAACAAATACCACAACAAGAACAAGAAAAACAAATAACACAACAACAAGAACTAATCGATCTACAACAAAAACTAACAAAATTACAACAAAAACTAACAAACTTAAAAAAGCAATTACAAGATTACTCACAAGTAGAAAAAGTAAACAACCTACAAAAACAAATAGATCAGATACAACAAATAGTAGACGATCCAGGTTTTCTTATACAACTTAGACAAACTGCTTTAGAAAAAACATATATAAAATCAGATCCTACTTTATCAGACGAATTATACAGTTCAACTAATTTCTATACAATAAAAGGTAATGAAACATATTCTTACATACCCCAATACGAATTAGATAAAGGAGGTATAATGCAACAACAATCTTACCAAAACAGAGGAGCATTTGTTACATACAAAAACAGTTTACCAAGTTCAACTTTTTCCGGTCAGGATATCACCCCAGATGAAAAAAGCTTAGTTCCTATACAGATTATCCCTTTTCCTAATGGCAAAATAATAACTCAAAATACATTTACAATAAGTACTCCGTTTTATAATGATAATGATACTTACAAAGAATACAATTTTTTAGGTGATTATAAAATAACAAGTTCATCAAATAATAATTATGCTTATAAAGCATTCACATATGATGGAACTTGGAAATCTGTTAATACATATAATATAACAGATTATACGTCGTCTTATTATATTGGTTCTCAGGAAACAAAAGTAAAACAAGAAACCATTCTTTTACGCGGTGCATCAAAAAACTATGGAACTACTAATGTTAAAGGTGAATGGTTACAAATTAGTCTTCCTTCAGATAAACCTTTTTATTTATTTAGATGTAGCATCCGTGTTCCTAGTCCTGTTTTTCTTACAGCAAGTTACCCAAATAGTCGTACCAATGATTCTACATATATTTATCCTCAACCTTTACCACCTAATGCAAAATATACATCTTTATTTCCAAAATCATTTACTGTTGTTGGTTCAAATGATGGAATAAATTGGTATAATGTAGATCAGCAAACATTTATAGAACCACCTGATCTAATTCTCAGTAATAGCGATTCGACTAGAGCAAGTCTTAACATTATTAAAGGTTTTAATAAAAATAATAATTCATACAATTTTGAATTGAATTCTGTAATTCGTTACACCTTTTACCGTTTAATAATTACAGAATTATTTCCGGGAAATAACAATGTCTCTATAGGTACTTGGGGGCTTTACGGATTCGTCCAAAATATTCCACCTAACATTAAAACATTGGAACCTTTTTCTAATCTATATGTAACAGGAATGTCCTCTAATTTTGGTCAGGGCTCGAAGAGCCCAACTGCTAACTTAATAGGTGGCTTTCAGTCACCGGATAAGTATGGTCAGGGCTCGAAGAGCCCAACTACTAACTTAATAGGTGGTGAACAACTAACAAGTACATTTGGTGATGATTTTAGTAAAGGTATAGATTCCAAACTAAAAAATACATACATAGAACAATTGACTAATTTAAATGAAGCTAGAAATATACCTAATCCGTTATCTAACCTTGCATCCTACAGTATCATAGAGAACTTTGATTCTCACGGATTTGTTCAATATTCAGGTGGAAGTACTAATAGTAATGCTGTTATTAATAATCAAATTAATCCAACCATTTCCATTTACAGTGATTTTCTTTCCAAACAAACTCAGATAAATAACAATGTCTATGATTTAAGTCAGAATATATACGATTTTAGTAATAATTATTTCAAAACATTAAAAGACCCGAATGATAAATATGATATGAGTGGTAATAATTTCAATAAACCGCCTACTCATTTGGATGGTTTAATTTCAGATAATAAAGAGATTATTATGCAACAAAATAATATTTTTATTTTGTCTACCATAACGATTACTACTTTAGTTTTAGCATTAATACTCGTATCAAAATAATGTGTCATTATAACATATACTTTTTTGTTATAATGCCTAATTTACCACCTTCTTATGTAGATGTAAAAGGGGTTTTCAATTTGCAAAAAGATATGGTAGGTAATTTGGCAGGAAATACGGATCCTGCATCACAATCTATAGTAAAGTCCATTTCCAACAATTTAAACACTTTATATTCTGATTTTGGAAGTAGTACGATAAGTTCTGAAGGTGTTCTTGAAAAACAAGGTGATATGCTCGCTATTATTAATCAAGAAAATGATAGATTAACTAAAAAAAAAGATGATATTGATAATGCATATACCGGAAAGCAACGTGCTGTTCAATTGAACGAGAGTTACCGCCGCAAATATCATCAAATGATGAAAATCATTATGGTTATTATTGTTACACTCATTATATTTATCCTTGTTACTTTTTTGAGTAAACGATTTCCTATGGTACCTTCTTTTGTCTTTGAAATGCTATCCATTCTCGTTATTTCTGCCGGTATTTTTATTGTTTATTTTATGACAATTAGTATGCTTAAACGAACTCCTACTGATTTTGACGAATTATATTTACAATCTCCTGGAACCGGGGGAAATACTGTTACTTCTAAGGCTGCTGGTCCCAATCTACAGGATTTATTAAGTGGTTATAACCTAAATCAATGTATTGGAAGCTCTTGTTGTGATATAGGAACCCATTGGGATTCTGGTAATGTTCGGTGCATTGGTAATAGTGTTTCCCTATTTTCTACCATTCAACAATCATATGATGTAGGAGATTTTTCTGGACGTGTTTCTGTAATGCCTAACTCACCTAGTGAATTTGACGGATATACTCCCGTATAAGAAGCAAGGGATAAAATATATGAATAATATAAGTATTTATTCATATATTAAAATGGGAATAGGTGATGATATTCTCGGGTTTTTTCAGGGAAAATATAATAATGAAATAAATGCTGCTCTAACACCAAAATGTGAAACTACGAATCAAGGAGCTAGAATGGATGATATACGAGATGAAATTGTAAAAATAAATGATGCAACAAAGGATATATTAGCTAAAGCCCGTGACGAAATTGCTAATTATTATAAAAATTTACCATTATTCGATTTAGTAACTGCAAATAATACTCTAGAAGCAACTTACGACAAATTAATAAAAGATAATGATAAATTACAAGGTATTAATGATACTACAGAACAAAATTATATTAAGGAACAAAAACAATTAGGTGCTGATATTGTAGTATTACAAAGTGATATAATTAGTAGGAATACTATTTTAAAAGGTCATTCTAACGATATTGATAATATTGAAAAATATGAAATTTTACCAAAAATTTCTCAAATAAAAAAACAATATCTGGATATTAATAATATTGAAAATGATAATGATAAAGCAGCTATTAGAAGCAATAACCTAAAAACCGATATACAACGAGCTAGTTTTTCTATTGCCTACTTGGAATATCTTGTTATAGACGCTTATAAGCAATTATATCGTTCTATTTACTATGAAAATGTATCTGTTGGTGACGGCATAAAACAACGTTTTGACAATCATACGAATCAATTTAGTATTAACAATTATCAAAATCAACGTATACAATTTTATAAAAATATTAATACTTTTCTTTTTTACCTTTATTATGTTATGATTATTGCATTAGTTATTGTGGTATTGAAGTTTAATAGCACATCTATACTAATCAAATTAACATTTTTCCGTGTTTTTGCCATCATTCTAATTCTTTATCCATTATTTATTATTCGTTTACAAAATTTTGTTTTTAAATTTGTCACATTGTTACTTTCTAAGTTATAATGGTCTATAAACATATACTGATCCGGTTAATAAAGATAAAACATATAACCAACAATTATATATCCAACTTTCAACTGTAAGAATACATAACGGATAAATTATCCCTACAATAATTACAGCAATTTTATAATAAATAGACCATAATTTTTTATAAAAGATTAAAAACCCTATAAAAAAGATTATAAAAATATAATAAACTGCATATAATTTAATATAAATATCATAAATAAATGTTCTTTTTTTAGAAACATACTTTGATTCACGTTGTATTGTCGAAATATTATTCTCTATTTCTGATTTGGCTACTTCTAGTAAATGGTTTTGTAAAATAACTGCTTTATATAACTCTTCATAACCGTCTACAGCAATATCTTTGGTTTTTGTTGTTCTGTCGATTAAGTATGCTAACTGATTTGTATTTACTGCAGCTGCACTCGCAAGAGATGTTGAAGCCGCACTTGATATACTTTTTTGAACATCTACTTTTTGTTTTAATCCTATTAATGTATCTTTTTTACTATTTCTATTACTTTTAACAGATTTGGCATCTGTAATTTTACCATCTATAATATTTATTCGTTTATTTAAATCTACTTTTTTATCTGCAAACTCTTGTCTTATGGTAGCTTGACTCTTATCTAAATATTGTCCTCTTTTTTTTTCTTTTTCTCCTCGTATTTTTTCTGTGTCGATTTTTCCTGTAATATCTAATGTCCATTGGTTCTCTAATTTTGTTTTTGTTTTAATTTCAGATTCAGTTAAAAAAATACGTGAATTAGGTATATTCATAAATTGACCCGTTGTCAAATCTATGGTATCGAGAATTCTCTTTCTTTCTTTATAAGCACCATTCGGTCCATAGCTAAAAATATTTTTTAAAAATACATCTTTTAACTTACCCTGGACAGAATTCGCTTTATCTTTTATTGTATTTAAACTTTCTACTGCTGCTTGATCCTTACTTTTAGTTGCATTACCAAATACAGTTCCGCAATCGTGTCCATATGGTTTTGAATCATTTTCTATTTGATTCATTGAATCACCCCATTTTGTGTCCCATAATATTGTATTTGCATCAGCAATTGCTTCAGCACCATTTGAAGAAATATTTAAATTAATTGTATCCCATAGTGGTTTAGGTGGTTCTTTTGATGATGATGATCCTTTTTTTGTTGATGCTCCTACGTATGGCATTAATTTCCTATTATATTATTCCACCTATTTTTTTACAAATCATCTTCTCCGATTTCTACATCTTCATCTTCCACCGTATAATTATTAAAATCAGTCTCTTCAAAATTTTCATACTTAATCTTGCAGCCCACCCAACACTGATTCTTTTGTCTACCATATTCCTTGTCCATAAACTCGTGCAAGTCTTTCGGACCTGGGGCGCGCCCACCATAATTGGCTCCATGCCAAATTGTAAATTCGCTATTAAGCTCCATCTTTTTGATCTTCCCATTCGGATCCCGAATGATACGATCACCAACGAATTCGGAAATGTAGTCCTGGCTCTGACGATACTCGTTCGACTTTTCCATCACAACCGAACAATCTTTCACTAAACCATTCGTTTTAAAGGCCCTTTCTACCAACATCGCTGCAAATATCTCTTTCCAAGAATCAAATTTCTCGTCAATATACTCATCTAGCAAATATTGAAACGGTTTCTCTTTGTCCCCACTTACCGGTTTTTTTGTAAAAAGTGATTTGAATGGGACGGCTCGAATACGCCTCCAAGTACCATGGTCATTACTCTTAATTTCCATTAATACATTACAAGTTACTACCAATTTGAATTGTGGTAAGAAGGTAATGGTCTGGGTCATATAAGGTGCACGACCCTGTAATCTATCCTTACCACTCGTAAGAGCTTTCATAATACCCTCGTTTATTTTATCTCCCTTACTCGGTTCCTGCATCACTGCATAACGGATACCTTTCAATTCGACAATCTCCGGTGTGAGACCACCTACTTTCCCACGTTTTTCTGTTACCAAGGTGAGTGGAACATCTCCTTTATAGTCACCCAAACACATTTCCATCAAATTCACCAACACCGATTTACCATTCTGGCCAATGCCAATGTACATATTGAAGGTTTGGTTGGTCGATGTGCCAATCAACGTCGATGCCAGATGGTCCCACATATACTCGCATAATTCCTTTTCGGGGAACAATTTATTCATAAAATCATTGATCTCATCTATCAATGTCTTATGTTTCGTGAATTCGAGCGGATTGTAGTCAATATTCGTACACATCGACACATTGTCTTCTGGATGACCCTTTCGGAATACCTTTTCCTTGAAATCAATGATACCATTTTTGAAACAAAGCAAATAAGGGTTGGTGTCTAGCTTGTTCAAAAACGTTTCGTCATAAAACAACTCCTTGGCTTCCTTCATAATCTTGTCCTTACCGTTGCAATCGGACAATCTCGACACAATATTAACAATACGCATTGACCGTCGTTTGTTGATATCATCCATATTCTCTTTGCATTCACCGCCTACAATCATCGTATCCATTGCACCACCACCTTTCTGGTTGTACAGATCACGAACCTGTTCCGAAAGTGTTCTACGGAGTGTAGTTCCTGAATCAATCTTATGCCATCGGTGATTTTTATACTCGTACCAATCGTTGCCTTTGATGCTAACACATACAAATCGATGTTTGTAGACCTCATACACTACCTTGGCAATGTCCGTATCACCACAACCGGATCTATCATCCCCCTTTCCACCACTAATATTGTTGATTCGAATCGTCTGTTCTAAGAAATAATCGATTGTCTTGTTTCGCACATTTTCGTACGCTTCGTAAACATCCGTCTTCGTCCAATTGATCAGCGACCTTTTTGACAATCCATTGTGTTTTTTCAGATCGAAATTACGCCACCGTTCACATAGATCCGGAATATCACTCGAATAATGAAATGTCGGTGATTGGGCACTAAACGCTATCCAAGTTATCAATAGTCGATTGTCTGTGTTACGAAGTACCCACCCCACACGTATCCATTTGTCATAACTACCGGATCCGTAATAGGTTGCTGGTAAAATCATTGCATACTCGTGGGTCTCGCGCAAATTATAATCCGAAATCTGGATACTATCTAAGAAATTATTTACAAATTTATCTAGCTCTTGTTTCGATTTGATTTTCGCAATATTCACAGGGTTTAAGAAATCGTCGTTATAAATATCTAAATGAGCATTTCTGGCGATCGCTGTCAATGTTTTTGAGTTGCTGTTATCAGATGGTCCTCCTAGACGGTTGGCTACTTTGTATTTCTCATACTCCTGAATAAAACTGTTTTTCATAAAAAGTTGCAAATGATCTTTATACCTAACCGACAACTTCGCAATGTTTTTGACGGGATCAAACGATGACAATGGCATTTCCGGGTACATAAATTCAGATTCATCCGAATCCCATTTTACATTGAATACGTGGGTCAATTGATAGCGATCGTTACCCGGTTTTCTTGACCCATACAACTGCCAGGGTGTCTTACCTGTACTAATTCCTCTATCAAACACATCTTCCCAGCTGTTTTTCAGTGGCAAATTTTTCCATATTTCGGATGCCTTTTCCATTATTTTTTCTCTTAGCATAAGTTGCGTTACATTATCTGCTTGCACACCAATTATCATATGGATTCCATCTTTAGTTATTTGTTTATTTTTTGCTTTATCGTCAATACGGTTTACCGTGGGTTTTTCAAACACAAATATGGGAAATTGCACACTGTCATCCAGCTGAAATATGTTTTTAAATTCGTCTAAATATCCTCCGATCAATTCTACAATTTCATCATAAATATGCAATTTTTCATCAATCTCGTAATCGTAACGAAAATCTAAATCTACCAAAATAGGACCGCCATTTTCTAACTGCATTTCCGTCAAATATTCCTTCTTCTTCTTTACGAGAACCTCTTCCGCATAAAGTTTGAGAAACGTATCATATTCGGTCTCGTCAATATGGTATGATCCACCGTGAATATTCAGTTTTTGATCTCCTATCCGCGTATTTGTTACGGGTTTTGGATTGGTAGAATTGGGATTCTTTTGATGTGTATGCTTTATTAGGAAATCGAAAGCGTCTCTGTATTTTATCATTGATGTATTTTTTAAATTATCAGGCATAGTTGCAGTGGAATGTGGGCTCTCCATTCCTTTGGATATATAGTTGTTATATTTTTATCTCGTTTCCTGGATTCAATTTTTTCGATGAAAAAATGAGAATATGTTATAATTTTATAAAACCTTTACCAGTAACAACAAAATATATTTTTTAACCCTGACCAAAGTTCACAGGTAGCTTCGCTACCTTCGAACTTAGTAGTTGGGTCTGTTCCAACCGTAAGGTGGAACAACCCTGACCAAATATTACCATTGTATGGTTCTTTCACTGTATATTCTTCAGAACTTTGAGAACCTATACTTGTGTTGGTGCTGAAACTGTCGTTATAACATTTATTACAGTAATTACATAAACTATATTCGTCATCATATTCTTGTGCTGTGTAATCCAAAGCGATGCCTTTATAAAAAGAACGTTTCATCGTTTTTATTATAATATGTTTCATCGTACATTTTTTTCAATTTTTCAAAACAAATATAAAGAATTTCAATTCAAGTAAGGTAATGGAACAAGAATATTTAATGTATACAGCTAGTTTACTCTATTTTATCTGTTATGTTCCTATCCTTTATGCCGACTGCAAAAACAAAAATGCGAACATTTACAATTTACCGGAACGTATTATTATGTTAGCTGCGACAACACTCGCTCTTATTTATTCTATTAATATTCAAAATAATGCACTAATAGTAAACTATGCACCCAATCTTATTATGGAATCTGGTGTTATAATCATAAAAATAAAATATATTATTGATAATTATAATAGTGAAAAAAATAGTATAAAGGAGAACCTAGTAGAGTCCGATAAAGTTCTCTCACCTATCCATAATAAGAATGAAGGTCCCTGATTTATCCCTTTGAAGATTTGTAACGGGACAGGTCCCGTTACATCTTCGGAGAGATCTACCTCGAAAATTAAAATTATTGGGACGCTAAGCGTACCATTTTAATTCTTCAGTGGGCTAAATATCTTTATCCACCATTACTTCTTTGGATATATTTTTTATAATTTTATCACGGGTTTTGTCGTCTCCCTGCAGTGTTTGCAAATATATTTTGTCTTTTAACAAGTTGTTCGGAGTATTATTGACCTTAGCATCCGGGTACTCATTGCACCAATCACGGAGTGCTACCACATTCCTATATTCGATCTTTTCTAATATTTGTTTTAACTTGGTTTTGTCTTTATCATCCTTGTTCCAAGCTGCATTTTCCTTCAGATAAATGGTATCACGTTTGGAATCAGTGCAATGGATCGGACGCTTACTCACGTCCATATCACGTAATTGTTTGATAAGGATATCTGAGACACCATTGACAAATCCAGTATTACCTATTAGCAGAAGATCTTCAAAGGTAATACGAATACCATCTAAGAATTCTTGGATGGTCATTGCATCTTTACAGGTTTCATTCAAAAAGAAATTCAAATTGAATTTTTGATTGTTATTATTAGTAGTAACATTACCATTAATGGTATTATTATTAGTAGGTTCTCTTTCTATTAATTTATTAACTAATTCTGTTTGTTGTGCTAACATATTTTGCAATTCTTTGTTCTGTTTTATTAGTTCCATAAACATATCAGCATCTAATATTGGAGGGCTTACTTGGTTCTCATTAACAGCTAATTCAGGTGAAGGTTCTATGAGACATTTCTTAGAATGTTGCCATAATCCCATTCGGGATTTATAATTTTTATTACATTTATTACATATAAATGAAGCGGAACTTTCCTGAACGTTTTCGTAAGATTTCGTAAGATTTTTATGTTTTGTTGTCAAACAATGTCTCGAATATTGACTTTCTCTGCTTGATATATAGTTACATTTTTCACATAAAAATTTTTGGAACTTTATCGGAACTTTATCTGTAAGCATTTGTATAATAATACCTTACAAATAAAGTTCTAAACCCTTTGAAAATCAAAATATTTATAAAAATCTTATGCAGTCGTCTGTTTTTTCTTATAAAATATTGTTACTATTATGATAACAAAAGTAGAAAAGCATAGTTTTTGCAAAATACTCATTTCAACTCTTTGGGCCTGGACATTTTTTTGGACATTTATTTTTGTCCATTTTGAAAAACCTCGGTCGACTTTCTCACACGTTTTTTCGCATTTTTGAAATCGTAGGGTACCCCCTATGATTTTTCTATTTTTCTAAGAAAAAGTAAATAATATAAAATTGATTCAAAAAACATAAATAAATCCTGTTATAATATATTAGAGAAATGAAATTTTGTAGTAAATGTGATAATATGTACTATATCGGTATCAGTGTAGATGATGCAAACCAGCTTATTTACTATTGCAGGAATTGTCGCCATAAAGATGAAACGATTACGGAGGAAGGAGTGTGTGTTCTGAATGCCCAATTGAAAAAAGGAGAACAAAAATTCAATCATATTATTAACGAGTATACCAAGTTGGATCCGACTTTACCAAGAATCCGTAATTTAAAATGTCCTAACCCTGAATGTAAGTTTAATAAGGAAGATAAAACAGCAGAAGTTATTTATGTTCGGTATGATGATAACAATTTGAAGTATTTGTATATTTGTGTAGAGTGTGATACAACTTGGAAGACCAACTAAATAAGGGAACCGTAGGTTCCCTTATGATCCCTCCCTTAATTATATTTCCATATAAGGTAACATAATTATTTATTATTAAAAGCCATTCCAATAAGGGAGGGGTCGCAGGGTCCGAGCCCCGCAGGGGCTCAACCTGGATCGCCCTTCGGGCGATTGAGGGAACCGTAGGTTCCCTGCTCCCCTCAAAAAATTGAATAAACGAATATAAATATAAATATAAGACTATTTTTCTTATTATTATATAACTCACTAAGATGTTTGAAGAAAAGGAAGAAGTTGAATCTATCAAATCTGATGAATCTGTCGGATCCGCAGTGGAAGAAAAAGTAGAAAAAGAAGAATCTGAAACAGAGGATGAGAGTAGCATAATTTCTGACGAAGAAAGTGATCAAGAAGAGGATGATGATTCAGTGAATGAAATAGAACCCAATGTAAAACAGGCGTCGGCATTTTTACAACCGGACGATGATGATGATGAGGAAGAAGACAATGATCCCGATTATTTACAAAAATTCGATGATTCTATCAAACAACGAATCATCTCAGATTTCCATCCCGAATTGAAAACTCATAATTATGATGAAATTGATGTGTTGAGCCGGGTGGTACGTGACAATACAGGGACGATTATTGATCCTTTGCATAAAACATTACCGTTTCTTACGAAATATGAGAAAACACGCATTTTAGGAGAAAGAGCTACCCAGTTGAATGCTGGTGCAATGGCGATGATTGAAGTAGATGTAGATATGATTGATGGATATGTCATTGCCCTTAAAGAATTTGAACAAAAAAAAATACCATTTATTATAAAACGACCCTTACCGAATGGTGCAGTAGAGTATTGGAAATTAGAAGATTTGGAAGTACTCTAGGTCTCCCTGAGTAATTATTTAGCTCCATTATACTTTGTAAAACGTATAGCAGAGTAAAAATATTGGAATAAATGAAGTTATTTCAGTTAAAATATGAAAAGGAAAGTTATCGTAATTTAATAACAAGTTATGGCAATTAAAATTTTCAAAAATTTGAACAGAAAAGACTATAAAACCAAAGAAAATAATATAAATTATATTTGTTTTTATTGTGTTCGAAACAAATTTGTAAAAGTATAGCATAATTGATAATAAAATAATCATAAATATTGCTATGTTATAAGTATGTGATGAATTATAAATAACAAGTAGGATATCAGTAAAATATAGTAAAAATAATATGCAAAAATACCATAAATTTATATTTTTTTTAACTATGTGACTTAATAAAGTTATTAAAATGATAGTAGATAATATTGCAGAGAAATGTGTTAATAAAAATTGTAGGTTTCCGTAATTATCTAAATGAATCACATGAGAGAACGTATGAAATATATTAAATACCAATATAGATGTTAAGAATAACGTTGAATATATATTATTTGATTGCAATAAAAATAAAAAAATTACTGCAAATAGAATAATATTTATTGCAGTAGAATATGGTTGTGCAATGCCATTCTTTTTGGGTACTTCACAACTATTAAAAGGAAATGTATATTTATTCATACATTTATATGATAATATTATTTAAGTTTTCCAATTTTTACCACAATCCAAACAAGTAACAAAGATAGTAGCCGGTTCATCTGCTGATCTAGTCTGTAATTCGTAATATGTACATCGTTTACCACGGCATTTCTTGCAAGTAAACATATCGGTTGACGCCTGAGTATTGTTAGAATATTTATTGGCATCTCGTTTAATTTTTTCTTCGATCAATTTGTGCCAAGCTTGTGGGTTCATCTCCTGATGGGTCATAAATGCGAGATTTTGTGGAGTAATTTCCCCGCTTTTGATCTGTTGTAATAGATCCGGGTTTTTTAGGTTGATATAAATACTGCGCAGACGATCCGAATAAATTTGGGCAAAATGGGGATTGTCCCATTTTTTAATGATCTTGCGATTACCGGCTTCCTTAATAGCATAATTATATACACCTTTCTCTAGATTAGTTGTCGTACGTTCGTCACCTAGGATAACAAGGAATTTTGTTACCACGTTTTGGCGAAAAGATTCGGGATTCGAAATTTTATACATCACTCTTACTATGATTTGATGTATAAATTAGTTTGTTTTTAAATCAATTTTCCAAAGTTGGGCTTTTCAAGCCCTGCCCGAGTTCTTAGCTTTTCTTCTGAAAAAAAAGCAGACCCTTGGGCCATTCGCCCGTAGCATTCAGCTTTAAATCGAATAAATCCGCATTTTTCAAACAACAGCGTAAATAAATATGTTGATCATCGTCGGAGATATTCACACTATATAATTCTTCCACACATTCGTGATAAAGTGCTTGGAAACTTGGCATTAAATTCGTTGGACCACCCCAAAAAGTCCCCGTAAACATTTCAGGAGCACATACCAATATATAAAGAGGATCAATATCTTGTTCGACAATTTCTTTTTGAATGAAAAAAGTAATTCGGTCCTTGGAGAACCTATCTCTATCCAAGGTTCCTTTGGGAAAAGTGGATTGATCATTTTTATGTTGGGTACCGAAATATCCAAAATCACTCCAACAGGTTACCGAAGTATCAATATAGCCGTTTTGCATAGCGTGATTGATAAAATCGATTTTGGCGTGATTAATGGCGTTATATTCCGGAATCTCATTTTCCGGAAACATTTTGATAACATCCTTGCCTGGTCGAACACCATTCGGATACATAATGGTTAAACGATTATTTAAATAATCTTTATAAATACTACTTTTCATTATTTCTGCATCTTTTGGCAATTGTTTCCAAGCGTGAATATTGTGTTCTAACCATTTTAGGTTGATAGGAATAAAGGTGACACTTCTGTGAGGGCTACGAGTATAATGTTCTAATACATAGTCGATACATCGGTCATCAATATAGCATACAATCTTGTAAGGATAATCTAAATAGTTTAAAAAGGATTGTATGTAGAATTTAGTGGTTCTTTTATGCGCGTTTGACCAGAAACCTCGGCCGATATCAAAAAAGGCAGTAACAATTGTAACATCGTCCATATACACATTTTAAGGTTTTTCTAAACTTTATTTTTACGCGGTTATAGATATTCTTCTTCGCTCAATTCACTAGTACAGTCTAAATAATTTTCTTGTGTTTCAGCCATCTTAACAAAGATGTTCTCTGGTTCTTTGGATTTTTTTCCCTTACCAGTTGGTTTTACAGTGATTTTCGCCTTGGATTTTACTTTGGATTTTGATTTAAATTCGTCGTCTTCCTCTTCTTCCTCTTCCTCTTCTTCTTCCTCTTCATAATCGTCCTCATCTTCATCATCTACAATAAAATCGTCTTTAACATACCCTTCTTTCGTGCGAGGAAGATCATCATCTTCATCATCATCTTCATCTTCACTGTCTTTATCTCCAAGATCTTCAAAACCACCGAACAAATAATCATAAATGGTTTCCCATTCGTCTTCGCTAATACTGGCTGCTTCTCCGGTAATAGTTTTATTAATAATAACACAACTTCCAAACATTAGAGTAGAATCAATCGGAGGTGGGAAATCATATTTGTTTTCTTGATTTGCGCGTCCAGTGGTTTTTCCAAAGACGGAAATGTAGAAGGATTTGCCGTGTAAATCGTCGATATTCCATTGAGCTTGACATTTAAAATCATCCGCAGTTTTAAAGCCGGCTTTTTTATAAAGGTCGGCCTCAACATAGGATTTTAATTGAGTTTCTTTGATATTACCGGATTTGTCAAGAATGAGAATAGTAACAGGAGCCATATTTAGATGATATAGATATGAACAATTGTTTTTAATTCAATTTTGCGCGTAATATAAAAATCTGTTTATATTTTATATTTCAATGGTAAATAATAATAATAGTAAAATCAAGAAAGGAGGAAGTTGGTATAATCCTTTTTCAAGCGATGAAAATTTAGATAGTTGTAAAGCTAAATGTGATAAAAAATATGCTGTTGCACCAAGTAAAGGAATGTTCTCTTGGTTTCCCTCTTTTGGTAATAAAGAAGTAGAAAAGCAACCTTTAATGGCAAATCAACAACAGCCGAATCAAATGGGAGGAAAACGTAGATCAAAAGGATCGAAGAAAACCCGTAGAAATAAGAAGCACAAGGGAACCCGTAAAAGTTCTCGATAAACGTGTAAAATATCATAAATACATATCTTTTTTGATATATATTTATGTTATCATACGGCTCAACTAACGTTTCGTCGTATGTCTCGGAAACTCCGCCTACGGCTACGAAACCGAGACTAACAATGTTATTTTGGATATTAATAAATGTTATCCTATCTATTTTGGTAATATATGGTGGACATTATTTTTGGAAATACATAAAAGACACATATAGTACGAAAAAAACCAAGGATTTAGTCAATGTTCAAATACAGAAATACAAAAAGATAATGACAGAAATGCAAAACAACAATAACAAACCATTTATTTCTAATGAAGAGAAATTAGAAATGGATATGCGTTTGACGGAATTTATCAGTAGCACATAATAAATAATAAAATTGACATAGAGATAAAACAATATTATAATTGTAACTGATTATGGAATTATCTTATACGCAATTTTCCCATTTAATTCGACGGTTCCCAGATTTCGAACTTTCTTATGAAACCATTTCACATAATAAAGTTTCTAACAAATATGACATTTGTTTAGCAGTCCCCGTTGGTAAAAAATGTTACATTTGGTTCACTTACGATGGAAATAATAATGTCTGTTATTTGCTTGATATTAATAGAGAGAAAAAAATATCAAAGGCCAAAAAAATATCAGTGGTTTTTGAAGGTGAATTATCTACAGGAACAGTCGTTTATGGAACGTTATGGCCATCATCAGAGAATGAAGGCGACAGGAACTTCTTCATTGTAGAAGACATTTTGTATTTCAAAGGAATACCAATGAAGTCAGAGCCATTTGGATCACGATTGGGATTTATGCAGCAACTTATGAATAAAACAAAACAATATTTTAAATCTAAGGATCATATGGTTCTAGCTCCATCAACTATGTGGAAAGTAGAATTGAACGAGAAGATGTGGGAATTTCCCACATATATTCCAGCACAAATACAAAATAATATTGCTTATCCAGTACATCATATTCAGTATCGATCTTCTAGTGATGTTATGCCGTATTTGAATGTGAACATTAGTAAAAAAATACAAGCCAAACCGGTAATCCAGCAAACAACAATGTCAGAAGCAGTGATGAAGTTACCAAGATTGGATTTTTCGAAGCCGCAATACAAACAAAAGACGGTGTTTCAAGTAAGGGCGGATGTTCAAAATGATATTTATCATTTGTACGCTTACGGAAAGAATAATCAGCCGGTTTACTACGGTATAGCGTATATACCGGGTTATAAGAGTAGTGTTTTTATGAATAGTTTATTTAGAAATATTCGTGAAAACAAAAATTTAGATTATATTGAAGAAAGCGATGATGAAGAAAATTTTCAGGATATGAGAGATAACAAATATGTTGATTTGAATAAAAAGGTTCTAATGGAATGTGCGTTTCATACAAAATTCAAAAAATGGGTTCCTTTACGTTTAGTCGATTCTCGTTCCAAAGTGATACATATATTTAAACTCTCTAGTCTCAACGACGGAGGATATCAATCCTCTGTCGTTGAGACATACGGTGGAGGTCGTAGACCGAAGCCGTATGTAAATAATGAAGGTTTTTCGGATCCCCATCATAGAAAAAATGGATACAAAATATAACAATAGTATATATAAATAAAATGGCTGGAAACGGATCTGGATATACTCCTTTTGATAGCGGTAAATCATTGGCATCTACAGCAGCATCTGCTACTGGAGGAAATAGTTCTGCTACTTCATCTGATAATAATCATGGTGTTGCTGCACAAAAAGGTGGAAAACGTTTTAAGAAAGGATCAAAAGCTGCCAAGATGTTTATGGCGAAGCTACGTGCTATGCGTAGCAAGAAAGGTGGACGTAAGGGAAAAAAAGGAACCAGGAAAATGAAGGGAGGCGCTGAGGAAGAGGAAGAAGAAGAGGAAGAGGAAGATAAAGATGAACAAGAAGGTGGTGCCAAAGAGGAAGAGGAAGATGAAGAGGAAGAGGAAGGTGAACAAGAAGGTGGTAAAAAGAGACGCCGTAAGAAAGTAATGGGTGGAAAAGAGGAAGATGAAGAGGAGAGTAAAGGTGGTGCCAAAGAAGAAGAAGAAGATGAAGAGGTTGAAGGTGGCAAAAAGAGACGTCGTAAGAAAGGAAAAACCGCCAAAAAATCTAAGAAATCCAAGAAATCGGGAAAATCATCTAAAAAACGTTTTTATTTTTTCTAGATCTATAGTTGTAAGCTAGATACGTCTAGCAAACATTTTTCTTGAAACGAATTTTGAAAAGGATCATCAAAACTCGTTTCTTCATCCTTAGCTACTGCACCTGTTTTGGGTTCAAATGCTTTTTTCCAAACTCCTTCGGTAACTGCGTTAACAGACCATTCGATAGACATATTTGTATATTTAGTAGACTCGGTTTCCCAAATTCGATAATTGCATTTTTTATAATACCTTTTTCGCTGCAACCATTGTTTTTGAAAAACATCGTGCGCATCAATAATATCAACAATGATCGGATTCTCGTGTTTCATACGCAAAATACGTCCAACTGATTGGGTAATATCAGTTTTAGGTGTGATCATTACTAAGGTGGAAAGTGTTTTAATATCTAGAGCTTCTGCTGCCATAGCATACGTTGCCAACACAATATTTTTCTCTTCGGTTTCTTGCAGATTTTTCTGTTTCATTCCACCGACATAATAACCGACAGTAGCAAATCCCCTGTGCACAATAGAATCGTACAAATAGGTAAGAAGGGATCGGTTATGGCAAAGCACCATAATTTGTTTTTCAGAATTTTCATCAATAAGATCTTTGATAACCCGAACAATAAAATCACTGCGTGGTCCAAATTCGCATAATTTACTGATCATTGTGCTATACTTGGGGGATCCACGAAAATCCATTTCGGTTTCGTTAAATTCTGGGTCATTGGATATATATTTAATACCACGAACACACACTGCATCTTCACTATCACGCTTAATACTATATATTTTTTCACCGATAAACATATAAAGTATTTTGGTCAAATTGTCTTTACGATCAACCGTAGCAGAAATTCCCAACATAAAGGGCGTAATTGTTTTAAATAGTGTTTTAGAAAATTGTTCGCTTCCAATACGATGAACTTCATCAATGATCGTGAGTCCAAAACAAGAAAATGCTTCTGGTGGATATTCTTTGTCATACAATGTTTGCACCATCCCAATAACAATATCTTTACCTTCTACATCAAACATAGGTCCCTGAATTTTACCTACGGTGGCTCCAGGTAAGAATTCTTCAATACGTTCAATCCATTGGTTCATCAAGAATTCTTTGTGAACAATGATGAGTGTTTTTTTCTTTAATATTGAAACTATCTTGAGAGCCATGACAGTTTTGCCAGCGCCACAATATATTTCAAGAATTCCTCCGGATGCTTTGACTGCATTTTCACAGTTAGAAATAGGACGATTCACATAATTCATATATTTATCAATAATATCATTCTGATAATCGCGCAAGGTTTTATCAAATGTTACGTCAATATCATCACCGTCCTGAATTTCGGAACGATGAGGGGGTCCATAACGTTGAATCCCATAAAAACGTGGTACATAGATTTTGTTATTGTTTTCACGAAATACAGGAAAAGCTGCATTTTCATCGGGCGCGCCATAACTAACCCCGTGAACCTCGGGTTTAACAAACAAATCTTTGCGAAGAAATTCCTCATCTTGTTTTTCTAAAGCGGATTTTGGTATAGTATAGCCCTTTCTACCGAGGTAGGCTACTGAACAAATACTGGTTTTGTATTCGTCAGAAGGTTCAAAAATGAGGTTTTTGGGTGAAGATTTTTTGACGGGTTTCTTGAAGAAAAATTTCCTGCGATTCATTATTAAACGGCTTTTATGTATCGTATTATTAGATTTAGGATTTTTTCAATTTTGTACAAGAACCGTAGGTTCTTGTAAGAACTCCCTTGCAAATAATACACCGAGCTTCGCTCGGTGTAAAATAAGAGTTTATTTATTTTGAATATAAAGATTCTCAATAACTAACTCTATATTTTATTGAATATAATAACATAATAAAAGGAGGGGGTCTTAGGGGGAACCTACGGTTCCCAATAAAATAATAATGCTACCTTATAATATATGGATTTCAAGAAGTTGTTTCAATCATTATCAAAATTGGAGTTGGCATTACTAATCATTTTTGTTTTATACATTGCATTACCTATACAAACCCCTGATTTTTTCGCTGGTTTAGTAGACTCATCTTTAGGTATGTTAACTATTTTTGTTATAACTGTTTATTTATTTTTTAATGTGAACCCTATTGTGGCAGTAGTTTATATCTTTGTTGCATACGAGCTGTTACGTCGCAGTTCTAATAAAGCAGGAACCGTAACTATCATTCAACATACTCCATCACAAGCTAACAAAGACTCAGAGATGATAGCAATGAATCCTGTACAAGTTACAACATTGGAAGAAGAAGTTGTTCAACAAATGGCTCCTATTGGGAAGAGTGATCAGGGTATGTTTGTTTCCACTTCTTTTAAGCCGGTGGCTGATAAGGTCGGGGATGCTTCTTTATACCGTTAAATCAGAGCAGGGAACCTACGTCTAAAAACGCTTCGCGTTTTTAACCCCCTGCGACCCCTCCCTTAATTATGTTAT